AGCCCCAGACAAGTTAGCCTCAGACAAGTTAGCCTCAGACAAGTTAGCCCCATACAAGTTAGCCTCAGACAAGTTAGCCTCAGACAAGTTAGCCCCAGTCAAGTTAGCCCCAGACAAGTTAGCCCCATACAAGTTAGCCTCAGACAAGTTAGCCCCAGTCAAGTTAGCCCCAGTCAAGTTAGCCCTAAACAAGTCAGCCCCAGTCAAGTTAGCCCTAAACAAGTCAGCCTCAGTCAAGTTAGCCCTAAACAAGTCAGCCTCAGTCAAGTTAGCCCTAAACAAGTTAGCCCTAGACAAGTCAGCCCTAGACAAGTTAGCCCTAGTGCCTTTGACTCTACCTGAGTCTAACCAAGCCTTGTGCTGGGTTAGTATTAGTGTTAGTTCTTCTTCTGCTTTAGTTTTCATAATATTATCTCACTGTACTAAGGTTTAAGTAACTAGTCAAGCCCTCTTCTGAAATCCAGACTTTACGTCCATTTCCCATATCTACCAAATAAGAAGTCTTTCCAAATCCGGTTTCTACTTTATCAATAACTTTACCTAAAAATTCTTTATTTTCCATATCATTCTCCTATCAATTCTATTAAATTATCTAAATTGCCTACTTTATATTCACATTCTACTTCATGGTCGCCGCCGTCTTGGTCTGCAGCAAAGCCGCTACCACAAAGCCACCACTCTCCGTCTATTAGCACTGCATCGCCTTCAAAGCTTTCTATAGGCCCATAAAGGTTATGATTACGGTCGTTAGCTTCTACAGGTACCTCGGCTACGCTAACGTCCTTAATAGTAGGCATGCCGTTTTCTAGTATAGCCTCTAATCCTATTAGTCTATCATCTAGTTTCATTTTATACTCCCATCATTGTAAAGATTATATAAAAAGTTAATAACATTATTAAGAAGCCTAATCCGTTTAGCATAAATCATCCTCATATTCCTCTAAAAAGTCCTCATAGTAGCCGTCTAGTTCTTCGTCGTTAAGCGTAGGAAACTTATCCTCTAGTTCTTTATAGATAGCGTCCATATCTACTAGGTCGTTAAACTCAGTTACATTTTTCATTTTATCTACAACCTTTCACTTGTTTTTCAATTACAATCCAGCCTGAATCTCCCATCATATTAACAGGTCGATCAAGAATAAAACCTATCATCGTACTTAAACAAGAGCTTCTATCAAGGAGTAAATTTACGTATTTTAAAGCGGCTTTTTCTGTTTTAAATCTTAGGTAGCTAAACTCAGTGCCCTTTCCTTGTTGCGCTGCTACTGTTCCATATTAAGGATTTTCAGTAATAACTAAAGCTTCTTTAGCATTAAATTGTTCTGCAATTTCGTCAAAACCTCCATTAATGGCATTAGCTAATACATGGTCTACTGGAATATTTCCCATATGGCTATTACAATCGTATATTAGGTCTTTGATAGTAGGCTTTTCGTTATCGTCTAATTCATTAAAGCTTTTATGTGGTTTAGCGGCCATAATGCCAAAGCTTACTACAAAAGGAGCACTCTTATATTCTCTCTCACCAGTAGCCTGATACATATCTAAAATCTCAATATACAGTCCAAAGTTACGTCTTTTTTCATCGTCTAGTACAAACATCCAATCAGGATTAGATGCAAAGTAATGTCCCTCTGTAATCTCGTCTAGTACTGTTAGATCTAGACTATATGTTTTAAATTCAATGTTATTTAATTTAGCTTCTTTCATTTTATATCCTTTCTTTTAAGCGGCGGCGTCTTCACTATCAGCTCTTAGAGCTTTACAGTCATATACCAAACATCCTAGTATAGTATCAAATCTTTTTAGCAGGTCTTGGTCTGCTTTTTCTAAGCCTACATCTTGAATAAGCTCAAATAACCTACTTAATGTTTTAGCACTCATTATTACGTTTTCTTCTGCTTTAGTTTTCATAATATTATTATCCTTTATACTTTTCTATTAAACAAGTGACGTTTAGGTTAACTTTTATACCTTTCTATAGCTCCACAAAGGCATCCTCTAGCCATTATAGTATTCATAGGGCAGTTACAGCTTTTAGGCTGTACAGGTTCAGCTACTGAGCATATCGGTGGGCTTTTAAAAGGTTCATTAGGTGTATAGTCAAAAAGTCCTGTAGATGCCTTAGTAATATGTACTGAGTCAGTATACTGAATATAGTTACCTTTATGCATGTAGGCCTCAAAGTCGTTACGCTCTTTAATATCTTTAATAAACCGCTGGTTTAAAGCTTTAACACTATAAGCAACGTAATGTATATCCGCTCTTTCTACTGTTATAACCGAATCATAGTTTTTAGTTCCGTTTCTATTCATTTTTATAAACTTATCACCTTTTTTAATATCCATGATTATTCCTGGTTAGCCTTTCTTAAAGCATTTTTAGCTAAACATAAATGTTCAAAGCTTAAATCAGTGCATTCATCTACTATAATTTCTAGAGCTTCCAGTAAATCAGGAGCGGCTACTATTAAATCAGCTAAATGATTAGAAAAATCATAAGTTAAAGCGTTTTTATTATGTTTTATTTGAATATGCAGTCCTCTATCATCATAAATATGAGTACTGTTAGGAGTATCTAATCTTCTAACGTCAAGTCCTATAGAATTATCATCTATATCTACCGTATCTGTATTTTTATTTATATTCCAGTATTTCATCTTATATCCTTTCTTTTTATGTATAAAAATTAATACCAGTAACCATAGTAAGCCTTTTAGCTTGTTCTTTATTAGGCTTTATTTCTAAAGTCTTAAATGGTACATTGAGTTTATTTAATTTAAGTTCTAGTCCTGAAAGTTTAGACTCTTTAAAATTGATACTTTTAAAATCTACTAATCTAACTCTAACATCAACGCCTTGACTTTTAAGCTTCTCTATAGCATGCATTCTACGTCCTATACTAGGCACTCCTGGTTCTAGAGCCCTAGCCATTTTCTCACTACCTCTAATAGGCATAGTAATTATAACAATGTGCCCTTTTAATAGTTCTATATAGTCATCCGTAGCTACTAGGTCGCTTTTAGTATAGATTTTTAGTTTAACATTATAAGAGTTAGCTAGTTTTAACGTAGCCTTAGCTACTCCATACTTGCGATCCATCCACATAAAAGCATCGCTATTATGCCCTAATCTAAGCGTCTTTCCTTTAGATTTACTAAGTTTAGCATGTATACTAGTTATATTTACAGGAAAAGGCATAGGCCTATTCCAATTATTTAAGTTATTAAGCATAGAACTACAAGCGCTACAATTAGCTATGCAGCCTCTTGAATAAGCCTCTAAGGTGTTTTGTTTTGTATTAAAATATCCTACTACTCCACTTATAGGCTGCATATCTCCAAACCTAGCGGCTATTTTATCGTAAATGCTTAAATCAAAGTTAATCTTTTCAATTGAACTAATAGTTTCTTTAGAACTACTTAGCCTTAGTTTTTTTTCAATAGGCCCCATTAAATCAAATTCAGGTTTTAATTGACTATTAGGCCTGATTTGAGTTTTAACAGGCTTTTTAGTAAAGATATCTATAACATTACTCATAATATTGTCCCCTTTTTATAAAGTATTAGATACTTGTACAATTGCAGGTTCTTGTACTGTTAAGTTTAGGCCTTTGACTCCGCTACCTTGGTAGTAATGCACTCTAAGCTCATGTACACCTTGAGTCAAGTTTACAGTTTTAGTCTTAAGTTGCATGGCATGGGCGCCACCGTTATTAATAATTCTAGTCCCATTTAGATATAATTCGCTACCATCGTCCGATTCGAGACTAAATACATGGTTTCCATTAGTCTTTACTTCAAAGCTAAGGCTACACCTTAAGGCGAAGTTACTAACTACGTCAAAAGCATCTGTATTTAGAAAGGCTTGAAAAGGCATAGAGCTATTAGACTCAACACCTAGACTCATGGAGTCTAGTTCTATCTCTAAGTTACCCTTTACTTGATGCGCGGTAGGTAGGGTAGTCTTATTCCAGGTAGTAAAGACTTGACATATTACTGGAGAAGTTTCTACTGGTACTTCTTTAATAACCTCTACGAATTCTGTATGGTATTCAGTATTAGTTACATGTTTAGTACGTTTTCCACAAGCTACTACGATTAGCAAGGTTATTAATATAATTAAGTTTTTCATGTTATTATCCCTCTTTCTGTTTAAGTTATTAGTCTAGTATAGGTGATATATCGCCGCGTTCGTTGCAAAATATAATCCAATTAAAAACGCCTTGTTTCTCTTGATTATCCTTAATAGCTTTTAAAGCATCGTCGTATTCTGTAAAGTTACCTAGGGATTGACCACTAGACTCCGCGTAGTATCCCCCTCTAGTCCAATCCTGAATAACGTCGTATTCGCCTATACAGTAAAGAATAGCATCGTTATTAAAATCGCATTCAACAAAATCATGTTCTCTAAGGATATCAGCTAAGGCTTCTTTAAGATCTTCAAAGGCCTGATCTATTCGTTCTAATTCTAGCTTTCTAGTATCTTTTAGTCTTTCAAGTGTTCTCATTATAAATCTCCAGTCTTAACGTTAATATATCTAGATTCCCATTTAGGGCAGTCTGTATTGCCTATAAACTCCATGCCTAAGGCCTTAGCTCTAGTTAAGTTTTAATTAATTTCCTCTACCCAAAATTCACTCATCATATCATCGAAGTCTTCTTCGGGTAGATGGTCAAATTCTTCGTATAGAGCGCCCCATGCGTCTTCAAAGTCTTCGAATTCACCATAATACGGAGTCTTGTCGTTACCAGCCCAATCTTTAATTATGTACTTAGTCATAGTATATATCCCCTTTGGTTTAATGTTACGGTCTACCAATATAGCTGCAACAGGTGTGCCAAAAGGTAGTGTTCGGCCTAAGTGACTAGTTACCTTAGAGAAGCGGGGTATTTATAAAGATAGTGTTAATAGGTATAGGTGTAGAACTAATAAACGATAGTATAAAAGAATACTAATAAAAGGTATAAAGTATAATAAATATATAATACTTAGAAGTGATGTAGAACTATTAGACAGTATATTGACAGTGTATAAAAGCTATACGATAGTACCCAATAAGGTATAGCATAGAGGATATAGGTTATAATAGGTCTAGATAGGGTATAGTATACGGTTTAGTATTGAGTATAAACTATAAACTAAGGCTATAGGCTGATATATAAGACGCTTGAGGCAGGTTATAGCCTGATATAAGTTATATCAAGGGTTTAGGTACAGGATAAGCCTGCAGGAATTAGATAGGAATAGGTGAGAATAGGGGATAATAGGTGAGAATAGGGGATAATTGAACATGTTCTACCAATCCACTCCCAATCCACAAAATAAAACACATACCCCATACAGGAGGTTATCTTAACACGATCTTAACTTGACTAGTTACCTAAATACCTGTTATTCTACATCAAATGGTCTTTTTTTATATATAAAGTGATTCTCATTCTATACATTGTCTATTATAAGCTATGCTTGGAGGGATTGTTAAGGTTCGGTTAAGGCAGATTTAGGTCGCTACTACCATTATACCATAGAAGCCTTAAAAAACCTAATTAAGATTTGGTTAAGAAAATGCCTCATCCTTGAGGCTAGGGGGGATTATTTAATAAGCTCTAAGGCCTTAGCATTATGCCTATGCAGCTTATAGTGTAGATCGTTATATACTCCATAACCGATCATAATAGTACCTAGGACAATTAATAGGATACCTGTTAACTTAATAGTGCTCATGTTATACCTCTTAAAACTCAAAGCCTAGTGCTTTTGCTAGACTAGGGTTGGCTTGTAAAAAATAGGCCATATCTAATATTTCCTGGTCTTCAGGTCTATACTCAGTATCTACTATACTATTAATGATATCATCTGTATTCCGCAGATCCTCAACCGTTAAGGCATTGAAATTATCCTCTATCCAGCCTCTTAGTATAACCGATACGGCGGCTATATTGCCATAATGTATTGCTCTAGGTCCTTTGTTATGTATGTACTCTTTCATCTTATATACCCCTCTATGTTTATATAGTACTCCGATATGCAGTACCAAATCAAATCAAGTTACTGTTAGGCTACTAGCTTTAAACTTCTATACATGTGGAATGCCTTGACTCTATTAGGTGCGCTCATAAGCGTTACCAGGCTACCATCGGGTCTAATAGCCTCAATGATATACCTAGAGTCACCACTATACCTATTAGGTGATCTATGCAGATTTACCATAATGCCATTGTTTAGTATCTTAGTTATCGTTCTTTTTGTACGTATCATACTATATAGGCTGCAACTCCCATGCCACTGGTAACTATATGTAATCATTGGTATGTTAAGATTATGTTATGTAGAACTACTAGACGATTGTGCATAAGTCTATGATATTATTACTGTAGAACTTATATACACTGTATAAAAGATATATACTAGGGGGTTGCTCTATTATATAAAAGTCAATACCCCCTTTATTAAATTTGTGTTAAGGTTATAATTGTGGTATAGTTATTGCAGGATGTTTAGGATTGTTAAGATATTGTTATGGCATAGAAATTGCTATATGCAAAAGTCATGCCAACTTATGTTAAGAATGTGTTAAGGGGAGGGGGTATCCGCCACTTGAGTGTCTGTGACAAGGCCTTTAGTGTCTCTAACACTCCCATGAGTTTCTATAGACTAGTTACCAGCAGTTAACTCTTTAATTTTACAGGAATCCCATAAATCTCAAGTCCATGATCTATATCAATTTTAGGATAATTATCAAGAAATAACCTTAATTTAATTTTAAAGTCTGTGTAGACTAGTTACTTTATAAAGAGGGGCTATCATCGTCTATGAGATACTCGATGTAGGTTACGTCTTTATTTAATATGTCTAATAGCTCCCAGGTATCCATATTAGCTACTGCGTGGTTTATGAGGATCTCTTGTTGATACTTTAATACTTGGGTTACTTTATCCCTGGCTTCTTTTGGGTTTATAGTTAAGGTAGTGATTATACTCATTTTAAAACTCCGTCTCTAGGCTTAATCTTATAATATAATACTATGGCTACAAATACTAAGTTAGCTAAGTAATTAACTATTAAAGGGATATGTCCTTTAGGTACTACGTAGATGATTGAACAGATCTCTCCTATAAGCCATAGGATCAAAAGACTCCAAGTCACGCCTACTGAATGTCCCTGCTTGTAGGATAGCCACGCCTGTGGAGCGCCGCATAGAGCAAAACAGATAGAACCTATCCAGCCTATAGTTTCTATCATGGTGTTTGATTCCTCTGATAAGGTAGCCAATTCTTTAGGTCTTCGGTTTTGATGTTGTTCATATGCTGTCCTAGGTACAGGGGCTTACATCGGGGGATTAGGCTAGACCAGTGTATGTTGTACATGAGGTAGCCTACGGCTAAAGAACCATTATAATTATCTTTTACGGTATGCACAAAGATCATTAAGTCTCTACCATCCTTATGCTTGTAGTAGCCGCCTTGTTTCATGAGTTGCTACCTATCTGACAAAAGCCAGGCATTAGTACTGAATTAAACCAGGCCTTGTGTGAGTCCATGAGCATGATGGCACTAGGCAATGGCGTATAGCCATCTAGGCTAAGTCCTTGTAAGGCTTCTGTAGTGCCTATCTTAATAGGAACCCAAGTAGCTTCTGGAGTCTGTATAACTCTACTATGATAATACCAGGCAGCTTGATCTAAGCTCTTAACTAGAGTACTTTGAAAGGTCTCTAGTTCCTCGAAGTCTTGGTATACGATTGCGTAAGTTTTCACTATTAAGTTCCTCTAGCTCTAGTATAGCATAACAGGTAACTAACGGTCAACTATAAAAAAAGAGCATAGAATACTAAAAACATTAGTTTTTAACTTCTTGGTTTATCGGTATCTCTTTTAAGATGGTCTTTTAGATTTCTAACTTCAGGAGGAAAGTTTAGCAAGGGAGCTGAAGTAAACTTAGGACTTTCAAATAGTTCTTCTAGTGCTTTGAGCACTTCCTTAGCTTCTTCTAAGGAAAACTCCATTAACTTCTCTTTACCTGCTGGTCCATAAGTCAGTGTAATTTTTTGTATCTTAGCCACGGCTTTACTCTCCTAGCTTCTCTAGCTTATATAAACTGTTCTTAGTTTTAATGATCCAGTTACTATCATCCTCTTGTGTGATCTCCTTAATAGTCGAAGTCCACAGGCTATTTCTAAGATCATGAACGTGCAGACTGTCTCCCACGTCAGGAAAGTGCATAATGGAGCCTTCAAAGGTCATCCCTTCTACTACAGCGTAGAGTCCTGAAATCATAGCTTCATTTTCAAATAACTTACTGTTAACGGCTTCTAAATCTTCGTTACTTTTCTTATTATCAGCGTCTTCTCTAACAGAGAGCTTAGTGGCTTTATATCTTGTCATGTGCTTATTATAAACCCTTGGGTAGATTTTTGCAAGCCTAATCTTTAAACCTGTATAAAGCTACCTCGTCAACAATTTCCATTAGTTCGAAGAATAGTCTATTAGATGCTATAAAGTCTGCAGGAGTTACTGGATTAAGGTAATCGAATTCTTTAGCTCTAGTAGGTACATCTATTACGAAAGTCATAGGAGCTGAGTTTCCTATATTTTTAATAGTCTTTAGTATGTAGCCAGTCTTGCTCAGCAATATTGCTTTCACTTACGTTCTCCTGTAAGCGATTCTACCACTTCAGGAAAGTTAAGGCAATCTAGCTCCAATCCGTAGTCTACTATAGCTTTATCGTAGGCTAGAGCTGCCTTATAGTCACTATCATACCTGCCTAGGTGTATCTTTTGTCCTTGTATATTGATTAAGGCTCTGTAGCGGCCTGTAGCCTCGTCAAAAGAGACTCCAGCATATCCTGTATGGTTTTTACGAGATCGTCCACTAGAGGCTCTCCTAGAGGCCCACAGCACGTTGTCTGGAGTATAGCCTAGCATAGTGTTTTTTCTAGCTAGTATATAATTATCCGGTCTTTCGCCCATATCTCGTAGGAAATTTTTGAATGATTTTAGCCACTTTGAATGTATAGGAATTCCTTTTTCTTTGCTCTTACATTTCATCTGAATCCAAGACTTATAAGTTTCAGTTCCTCTGTTATCTATAATGCAAGCTCCGTGTTTAGTGCTAGCACAACCTTTACAGGTTAAATAAGTTTTAAAGTCTTGAAATCTTTGAGTCTTGGTAACTCCACAAGAACATTGCCCTACCCAAAGGGCTTCTTTCTTTACACCATTTTTTAGTCTATATCCACTAAATTTTAGTATGGTCCAACCACCTACTTTATGACCTACTCGATCCTTAGTCCGAGGTCCTAACTTAGTCTCTGCCATGTAATGGGCAATCCTGCCTAGTTATGTAGAATCCAGTGGGATAGCTATCTGAGTTATCAATCTTAGGACATATACATTTAGGTCTATTCCAAAAAGCGTGAAACTTTGCATTTCTCGGGAATCCCCAAGCGTCTTGTAACTCAAACTCTATCTGTGTGTACTCAAGATCCATAGCTTTCAATAGCTTAGGATCATCGGTAGCTTTCATTTCGTCTTCTAGATGCAATCGTAAGCTGTGTAGAAGAAGTATTAGTTCTAGGTTATCCCAAGCTAATTGCTTGTCTAACAAGTGTTTATTCAGTAATAACACTTCTTTACCATTATGCTTAACTACAAGCATTGCAGAAGGTACGTGTAATGGATCGTGATACATCATAGTACTATCTCCCTAAGAGCTTTTAAAATTAAGCGTTTAGTAGCTTTACGAGCTATTCTCATCTTTCTGGATTTAACTCCGGAGTGTCTAGCTATAAATCGGTATTGGGCTTTAGTAAAATATAAATATCCATTTTCATCTACTGTAAATATTCCTAGTAGTTTAGTATTCATAATTCTGTTACTTTCTTTTTACAATGAAGGCATTGTAGCTCATCACCTTCTTGTTGTCTAGTCCAATCATGTCTTTTAGACTCAGCACAAGTAGGTCTATTAATATCTAGGTTAACATCGCCTTGTAGAAATTCAACTAGAGTTGAGGCTAGTAAGTACCAAACTACTCCAAGTCCTAATAAGCTAGCAGCTATCCAAAACTCGTTATCCATTATTTAATCTTGGCTTGTTCTAGTAAATCTGTCCAGCCTAAAATCTCGTAGGAATCAAAGTACTCTTTAGGTACGTTTCCAAAAGGCCTACTTGGATCTTTATACTTAGCTATACTTTTAAGCTCTATAAAATTGTATTCGTCTTCTTTATAAGCATTCTCATCCACAGAATACCTTACTTTATATTTACCTGGATTAACTTTCATTATATGCTCGCAGGCTTTTGCATATCTCTGCCATTTAAGGTGTCGTTCAGATTCTTTAAACTTCCTTAAGACTTCTACGTATGCTTTTATATCAGTTCTCATTTGGTCTCCTAATAGCGTCTTAACTATGTTGTCATCTTGCCAACATGCGCCATTTTCTAGGGTAGCTAGCAGCAACCTCACCACTTAATTAAGGCAAAGATAAGGAGGAGGGGAACTCGAAAGGAAACGTGCTATTTACTAAGGCAGGTGACGCCTATATACAACTATTATATCTTATAACTAATTCTATGTCAAGCTACCCATTTATTTTTAGATTCAGGCTTCTTAATTAAGTCTCTTACTTTTTTATAAATACTTATAATTTTTACTGCTTTTTTATTCATTTACGTAATCTCCTACTTAGTTTTGCTGTGTATTCTCCTGTAAATATAGCAGTAGCTTGGGATGTTCCAGTCATTAGAACTCCACCATAATCTCCTTCTACATCTACTCCTACTCTCCAGACATCTACTAGCTCTCCATAGTTACTTGAAGGGTAAACATCACCGTTAGGGTATTTATTCCCTACAACGTACACTCTCTTATCGTATCCGGCTGGATACTGGTTGTATTTGCTACAGTTTCCATTTCCACTACAATACATAGAGTTTAACATCATGCCATCATTACCAGCGGCTGCTATGATTACAATACCCATATCTAATAACTCTTTGATAAGGTCATGCTCTCTTGAATAATATCCAGATCCTGATGAGCTTATATTAATAATATCCGGCTTTATTTCTTTAGCGTACTCTAGAGACCTAATCATATTAAAAAGAGAAAGCTCCTTAGTGATTCCTTTATTATAATATTTTACTACTATTTGACAATAATCATAGTGTTTAGCATACTTATGTATAATTCCTGATACATTAGTGTCATGTCCAAGGTCATCATCTAACCCACTAAACGTAAAATCCTTGTGGCCTGTTTTACATAGACCATTAGTACCTGGTATATATTTGTGTTTATTAATTCCAGTATCGATTACTAATACCTTAGTAGTATCCGCACATACATAATTAGCTAAAGCTAGCAACATAAATAAAAATAAGTATTTCAAAGTGCTTCCCTTCTAGAGATAAGAACTCTAGCTATTTGGGGAAACTCCTTAGATAGAGAAACTAGTTTCTGCTCTACTTCATGGTATAGTTCGTGATTACCTGCTAAAGCTACTAGCACTCTTTTATTATCTTTATTATCTTCTAAGATAGTCAATTGTACTTCTTTATTATCAGTATTTCTAGCTAAGAACATTACATTCTTAGAATCCTTCTGCTCTGCTATTTCTTTTTGCAATTTTGGATTAGTTACCATTGTAGTATCGTTTTGAACTTTCATTATCTCACCTTCTCTGATAGAAGCATAACTAGTTTAGTTATGGAATCTATGGCTTGTTCTGTATAAACTATTAGAGTTCCTTGATCTTGCTTAGTTAGAGCTGGATGGTCTGATAAGTCTTCCCTAATTCTAGAGGCTAGATAATTAGCTCTATTTATAGCATCTACATTAGTATTTTTCGTTACTTCTTTATCTCTGTTCTTCTTTTCAAATCGTGAATTTGAATCTAAGGCCTGCATGTAGAGATCGTACAAAGCTCTTTCTAGCTTTTCTTTTTTAAACTTAGAGATGCTTTTTAGTTCTAATTCTAAACAGATCTCATCAATAGCTAGTCTGATATGCTTACTGATTACTTTTTTACTTTTCCGGATTTGAAAAACCGTTGATAGGAAGCCCATTAGTCTTCATCCTTTCATACTCTTCTGGAGATAGTGTAAGTATTTTTAAATCCTCTGGGGGGTTATCTAGTAGCGATAGTACCTCTCTTGCTGACTCAATTCTATTATCTCTATTAAACCCTTTAGCTACTACAGTTAGGTGTAGAAACTGACTATCAAATAATACTAAACCATTGAATCTAGAAAACAGTCTATTATAATAGAACATTTGAGGTTCTATATAAGTAGACATAGGAAGTACTACTTTCTCTACAGTAATTCCTCCTGGAGTACATTCAAAATTCATCTCCGAATCTATAGGCTCAATATCATCTAAGTTTTCTTCTTTTTTAAAAATGCTTAAAACTTTATTTAAAAGCTTTCTCACTAATTGCTTCCTTTTAAATTAAGCACTGCTTTACTTCCAAAATGCTCAAGTGCTTTAGTATCATAGGCAGCCGCAGCTAGCTCTTCAGTATCGTGATATCCTAGTTGAACTAACTTATTCTCTATTTTAATATAAGCTCTCCACTGCTTACTCTTCTTATTCTTACAAAAACTAACACCTTTATAAGTAGAAGACGTATTCTTTCTTACTTTCGGCTTTAAGCTCATAGTTAAAGATCTTTTATTATTAGCTACACTCATACCTTAACCTCTTTGACTTGTCCTAATATAAATAAGTCATATAAACTTTGGTGAATTCTTACCAAATCAAAATTATGATCCTGTAGATACTTCTTTAATTGAGCTTCAAAGCTCCTTACTTTATCAGTAGTCTGAGCTTCTATCTCTAGAAATATATGGTCAGAATCCTTCACTTTATATACACTAACATTTTCTTCTTTCTTATTCAAGAACAAAACCGAATAGTCTTTAAATATACTTCCTGCAGGTTTTCCTAATGCCATGATCTGTAGTTTTTCTAATTTATCAGACTCATTTCCTGAGAAGTTTACATCTATTTCAATTCTATCAAGCATATACCCTTTATCTTTCTTCTTTACAGTAAGTGTGGCAGGCTCTGTTTTAGTAGATGGGTATCTTAGCCGTACAAAGTCACAGGTAGATTTCTCTACTGGATGCCAATATACGTCTTTGCTGGCTCCTACTACTTTTTCTATATTTTTATTAGTATATGCTTTGTATAGCAAAGCTTCTACTTCTTTAATAGAAGTAGCTCCTTTAACTATAAACTTCATTTCTTTTTCACGGTCTTGAAAACCCATAGTTACCTCTTAGTAACTAATATAGCATATAAAGTAACTAGTAGTCAACTATTTACCATATACGAAGTCTTTTACAGCTTCATCTATCTCTTCAACAGTCCACTTATTTTCAATAAGTTTCATAAGCTCGTCTTCATGGTCTTCAGGAACATCGTATTCTCCCATAGCCCTAACAACCTCATGTATAGTTATTCTATCTTTTTCTATCTCCAAGCACATCAAACACATACTAATTTCCCCACTTATAAGTCATACTTACGTAATTCTGATTTAGATATCTGCCTCCATTATAATCAAAATTATGAATACTTCGGTGATGTAATCCTAAGTCTAGCTTATTCCAAGAAAGTTCTAGCCCAAATAAGCCACCCCCTTGCGAAAAGTAAGTAGAGGCTTGTCCTTCAGCACCTACATAAAATTTACCATCAGGTAAAGACCTAGTTTGAAAGTTCCAAAGATCCCATCCATTCTTAAGAACTACTCCATAATTAATATTCTTACCTGTGTAGTCTAAATATTCTGGATAGTGGCTATTAAAGTATCTCCTAACTTCTAAACTTCCGTTATAAGCAAAGCTATTTAAGCTAATAACTAATAAAAATAAATACTTTTTCATTATTTTTTACTATCCTGTTCTTTTATAAATCCATTATACCATTCTACGTGGCTTTTAGATCTATTTTGCATATTAGCGTAGGCTTTTTTAGGATCTTGTCCTTTATTAGTGTAATAACCAGCTTCAATAACTGCCACAATACCAGAAATACATCCGGTATAGAAAGAGCTTAACATAAGCTCCCTGTCTCTTTCAGAGACTCCGCTAGCATAACTAGTTGAAATAATTAAACAAAGACTAAAAAGACTTGATATTAGTATAGTTTTCATGTTAAAGTGAGTATAACAAATTTCTATGTACAAAGCAATACAGTTACTTTTTTTATTATGGTGTTTATATATGAATGATTTTAAAGCTTCTAAATTATCTAACCTCTCTAAAGAGCTTCAAAAGCCTGAGTCTTATAAAATGGAAGAGTTACAAGAGCCTGCAGAAAATCCTATAGAACTTCAAGATAACGAACAGCGGCAGTTTAGAAAGCTACAAAACGAGCTTAAAAGCAAATATCCATCTTTAGATGAAATGAATTCTGAGTTTGGTAAGCATCAATCAGATCCTTTTCTTTTAAGTATTAGTAAGTTAGAATCAGACCTTGGTGGGAATACTGCACATGCTCAAATGAAACATGGGATGCATAAAGGAAATGCTGCTATTGGTACTTATGGCTTAATGCCTAATACTATTCAGGATATAATGTCTAACTATGATAATAAGCAGTCAGCTCTTAGATATAGACTAGGTCCTGACTACCAAGATCCTGAAATAGAAGCTTTAAGGGATATGGACAAAGAAGCTTATGCTGAGTATATAGCTAATAATCCTCAAACTGAGACTAAACTAGCTAGATACTTGTCTTTAATGTTAGCACAACGTATGCAGGATGACCCAAGGAGAATGGCTTACGGCTGGAATCAAGGCTCTTCTTATAGAAAGAAAGATGTATCTGATTCTACTCTAAATCAGCATCCATACGTTAAACGATTTGACGAGTTTTCAAATCTTTATGAGTCAGATCCTAGATTTATTTCAGAATCTGAATTAACTTCTTCTGAAGATTGATCTTGTTCTACTGTTTGAGCCTCTTTTAGAAGCTTATTAAACTCAATAGTGCCAGTAGCTACTCCAGTTTCTAAATCTCTTTGTAACTCTTCAAACTTCTGTAACTTCTTCTTTTGCTCACTTAAAGAGAGCTTAAGCATTCCATCTACAAATCTCTTATGGTTATTAATAAGCAATGGACTTTCTTTTTTAGTTACAGGATCGGCTTTCCATACTAGTAATGGGGTATCGAAAAATCCCATAGAGTCTGCGATTTCTTTAAATTTCTTTCTATAGAGGTATTTAGATTTCATAAGAAAACTCCTACTAAGATCACTCCAGCTACTAAGAACATTAGAATTGCTAATAAGGGGCTATTTAAGCCTATACAGGTCCATCCACCTAGTACCATTAGATTACCTACTAACATCTTGCTAATTTTAGAGTTCAACACTTACTACCTCGTCACTAAAATTAAGGCGTACTGCCTCTTCTTCAGACAACCACAAATCTTTAGAAGTTAGGTTTCTGTAATCTTCTAAAGACATTCCAGCTCTATCAGCAATCTCTGATGAGAATCTATCTACATACTTTTGAACCATTTCAATATAAGATTTTATTCTTTCTACATCTCCACTTGTACCTGTGGTAGCAAAGTGAGACATTAGAACTGATCTATCAAACATTAAACGCTTATCTCCATATTGATGAATAATAAAAGCCATAGAAGCACATAACCTAACACAAATCGTATAAACTGGAGACTTAGCATGTTGCATAGCAGCAACAACTCTAGCTCCAGCAAAAACAGAACCTCCTGGAGAATCAATTAAAATATAAATAGGCTTATGGCTTTTAGAATCTAGCACTTTTATAGCATCAGCCACTACTAAAGTAGTATCACTTACTTCACCTGATATTGAGAGGACTCTAGAAAAGTCTAATCTAAGCATATTTCTTTTAATTTTAAGGTTTTTCTTTTTAGAGCTTTTAATAACTGGATTATTTTTAGCTTTCATCATTAACTCAGGTACTTCAATGACAAGTTTAAGTTCAGGAACTTTAATAGGTTTCTTAGTTTCTTGTTGTTTTATTTTATTATAAATTCCCTTATTAAAGTTTAAATTCGGTTTTGTATTTTTGTTAAGACTTACAACAGAAAGTCCTAAAGCTAGCAAAGCTACAGCAATTGTTAGATATTTCAACATATAATCTCCTATTTCCTACAGTATAAAGAAAAAAGGCTTGACTGTCAACGTATTTTACAATAGACTTTTAAAAAAAACGCTTTCTGGGGTGTGGGGAAGTGCTATTTTTAAAATATATTAACTTTCTATTAGAATCTCTAATGATCTACAGTATTTAATATATTAGCTATTGACAAAGATAGGGTAAATATGATATAATCAGCTTATTCATTTAAAAGTAAGCTATAATTTACTTTATCTTAACTTAATATAAAATATAATTTATATTTAATCCATATCAAATTATATCATCTATATGATAAGCGACGACATCTATGTCTAAATAAACAAATAATCTTATGAAACTCAGTAAAGTAGGCTACTCAGACGAACAAAAAGAGAAGATGAAGAGGTTAGAAAAAGGCTTTAAAGAGGGTAGTGGTAAGTCTGCTTGGGACCACGCTAAAGAGTTTATGGGTATATCAGATGAGTCTAATGAAAAACGTGAATCATTTCCTAGGCTTAGAAAAAATATGAAGCGTTAAGCTTCTACTTTTTTACCTGAAAATCTAAAAGATAATTCGTCTAATTCCTTAGCTTCAGCATCTAAGGCATTTTCTAGGTCTGTAAAGAAAATATGCTTTTCTTCATCAGTGACTAGCTTACTATATTTATCAACTAAAGTAGCTGATATCATAGAAGTGAAGGAATAAGCTACGCAATAGCTTTCTTTTTCAGAATCATTCTCTAAATCTTCTAGGTTTTTACAAAACTCTAAGCTATTTTTCAAGTTATTTAAAATAGCGTCTTTTAAGTTATTCATATTTATGTACTTTACATATTTTATCAATAATAGACCTCCGAGTCAACAAATTATAAAGAGCGATTATCAATACAGATGACCCAATTGGGAAATTAATAGGCTATGTGAGCCTAGTAGAGCTGGTTAAACGATATTAAAGCTTATACCTACCGTAAGGCGGTATCAATTTACACTTACCTCTTTATAGAGATAGTGAAAAGGAGATAAAAAGTGAAGCAATACAACCCTATTGATTTAGTCAATGCTCCTCAAGATTTAAAAGACATTGATAATCAAATTAAAAAACAAACGATCTATCTACAAGTAGTAAGTCAAGGTCAATACCCAGGAGCTTTTTCTGAGCACCTTACCAACTTAAAAGTCTTTCTTTCTGAAGTAAGAGATCAATTAATTACAGCTTTTGATGAGCATCCTCATGTAACTCAAGTAAAAAGCGTCGTACAACCAGAAAAGAGTGAATAATGAAGTATTTTAGTGCAGAAAACTTAGCAATTGTAGCTTTTTTAGCCATTATAGCAAAGGCTTCAGTATTTTCTATCAATTTAGCAGAATCTTTAATTATATTTAGTATGGTTTTAGGCTTTGGATTAGAAAAAATACTAGCTTTTAAACGAGAAAAAGAAATTAGCATGTCTGATAAGCTTCAAAAAGACATTATCAACTTAGACGAGCGTGTTAAATCAATGGAAGCTAGAAGTAATTTAGATAATTTTGCTAGGACTCAAAGAAAATGAGTAAAAAACCTAAAAAAGAGCAGTTAGTTACTATAAGTAGTCCTGCTTTAGATATAGCAATCATAGAATTAAATAGATTAAGAGAGAGAGCTATATCCACAGGTCTTAGTTTAGACGAAACACGTCAATACGATTTATTATGTAAGAATTTAAACCTCTTAAATGGAGATCCTACTTCAATAGAAGCTGAGTTTACTAGAAGACTAAGTAAATCTGATGAAAAAAAGCTAATAGATATAGCAAAGCAGATAGAGAAAGCCCCTAAAACAGATAATGAGTAATACTAATAAACTACCTTCTAGGAGACAAGCTGTTGATAGGCTTTGGAGAGAAGGTATCCTCTATTGGAAGCTAGATTCAGCTCAAAAAGATATATATGATACGTATAATGATAGCTCCTATATTGCTCCAGTTTTAGAAGTATCTCGTCGAGTAGGTAAATCCTTCACTTTATGTATTTTAGCAGTGGAGACGGCTATTAAAGGTGAAAATAGGACTATACATTACGCATGCCCTACAGCGGTAATGGCTACTAAGATTGTAGTTCCTATTTTAAGAGAGATACTAAAAGATTGTCCTAAAGATTTAATGCCTAAGTTTTATAAACATGACAGAGCTTTTGTATTTCAACATAATGGTTCTAAAATTCAAATCGAAGGAGCAGATGATGGTAATGCTGAGAGACTTCGAGGTACTGCTACTCATTTAGGTATCGTAGACGAGGCCGGATTTGTTAAAGATCTTAAGTATTTAGTAAATGATATCTTAATGCCTCAGTGTTTGACTACTAAAGGAAGACTACTACTGAGTAGTACGCCTCCTCCTGATTTAAATCATCCATTTATTAGTGACTTTATATTTAGAGCACATGAGAGTAAAGCTTATTTTAAGTTAACCATTGATGATTACTTAGAAAAAGTAAAGAATGACCCAGAGCATTTCAGAGATCGTATTACTCCAGAAGGGCTACAGTTAATTATAGATGCACTTCAAGGAGGACGAGAAAACCCAACATTTAGAAGAGAGTATATGTGTGAACATATAGCTACTAATGAAGGATCTGTTATACCTGAATTCACTCCAGAGTTAGAAAAAGAAATAATTAAAGACTGGATAGCTCCAGAAGCCTTTGATTCTTATATATCAATGGATATAGGAGGCTCTAGGGATTTCACAGCAATACTATTTGCATATTATGATTTTAAAAACGCTAAGTTAGTAATAGTAGATGAGTATATGTGTCGATATGAGGATTCTAATTCACAAAATATAGCTCTTGTTGTGAAATCAAAAGAATCAGACCTCTGGAAAGATGATAAAGGCAATCCAAAACAGACTTATTTAAGAATAGCAGATAATAATGCTCCTATCCTACTTAACGATTTGATGTTACAGCATAATTTACAATTTATACCAAGTAAAAAAGATGAGAAAACTGCTCAGATTAATGATCTTAGAGTTCGTATGATGCAAAAGAATATAATAATAGCACCTAACTGTGTGAATTTAATAGACCACTTAAGACATGCAACTTGGCATCCCAACGGTAATACATTCAGACGTACTGTAGAGTATGGACACTATGATTTTGTAGATGCCTTAATATACCTAGTTAGAAATGTCCAGTGGCATAGAAACCCATATTCCCAACAAAAAGTACCATATGGCTGGTTTAGGTCTCCTAAATACGAAGACTTTAATACTAAGTCAGCTAAAGCATTAAAGAAAATGTTCAATCTAAACAAATATAATAAGAAAAGGTTTTAAAATGTCAAATATTGGAGAGAGAAATAATCAGTATTTTGCTAGTAAACCTGCCTCAGAATGCGCAGCGACATTAGTACAAAAATCAGAACAATGGGATCAAGGGTTAATGTCAAATTCCCATTGGGAGAAGATAAGAAAAGCATGGCAATATTACCATGGTAGATTCGTAAATGATGTATTTGAGGATAATCATGAAATAAGTTTTACAGGAGATAATGGAGAGTTAGTAAATTTTCCAGTAAATCACTTTAGAAATATAGCTCTGCATCTACTCAACATGACAGTAGCACAGCGTCCAAAAGTTAGCGCAGTAGCGGTAAATACGGATTACAAATCACTAACTCAAGCTATCTTAGCAGATGGTTTATTAGATTACTATCTAAGAGATAAAAGACTAGAAGAACATCTTAAAACAGCAGCTGAACAAGCTATTGTATTAGGCGAAGGCTTTATTAAAATGGAATGGGACGCTACAGGTGGAGACGAGTATGGAGTAAACGAAGATACTGGATCTGTTGTATATGAAGGCGACGTAAAATTTACTAATCTATCTACTTATGACGTAATTAGAGATATTAATAAAGATAATTTCGGAGATGATGATTGGTTACAAGTTCGTAGTTTTAAAAATAGATTTGATCTTATTGCTAAATATCCAGAATTTGAAGAACAGATACTATCTATTAAGACTAAAGAATATCAAGAAGCTATAAAATATCCAGGACTGCTTAATGCAAACACTGATGATATTGCTATTTATGAATTTTATCATAAACGATCTGAAGCTATGCCGGATGGTCGTTATATGTTGTACGTAAGTAATGATGCAGTTCTTTATGATGGTCCTCTTCCTTATAGGGAAATTCCAGTATACAGAATAGCTCCTAGTAACTATTTAGGAGGTCCTTTTGGATATACTATTATGTTTGACTTGCTTCCTACTCAAGAAGCATTAAATCTTCTATATAGTACTATTATGACTAACCAACATGCTTTTGGAGTTCAGAATATAATGGCTCCAAAAGGTAATGACATAAACTACACACAGCTTGCAGGAGGTTTAAATTTCATAGAATATACTCCTGGAATGAAACCCGAGTCTTTAAATCTAACTCAAACTCCTGCTGAAATCTTTAATATGGTTGACCGTATTGAAAAAACTATGGAAACCCTATCTGGTATAAACTCTGTTACTAGAGGAAATCCAGAAGCTAGTTTAGAATCAGGAGCGGCTCTAGCCCTTGTACAATCTCAAGCTGTTCAGTTTACTTCTAGTCTACAGCAATCCTATGTATACATAGTAGAAAAAGTATGTACATCTCTTATAAAGATGTTACAAGACTTTGCTGACGTTCCGAGAGTAGCTAATATTGTAGGAAAGTCTAAAAGATCTTACATGAAAGAGTTTACAGGAGAGGACATTAAAGGTATTAACCGAGTTAATATTGAAATGGCCAACCCACTATCAAAAACTACCGCTGGTAGATTAGAGATAGCTAACCAGTTAATACAGATGGGATTAGTCAAGAACTTAGATCAGTATTTTACAATACTAAACACTGGAAAACTAGATACTATGATAGAAGGAGATCAAGCAGAACTCTTATTAATTAAATCTGAAAATGAATCAATGATGGAAGGTAAGGAAGTTCCAGTACTTGATATAGATAAGCATCAAATGCATATTAATGAGCATAAGTCGCTACTAGCTGATCCTAACTTACGAGCAGATCCTAATTTAGTAGGTTTAGTACTTTCACATATTCAGGAGCATATAAATGCTTTACGAATGACAGATCCTGACCTTCTTATGATGACAGGGCAGCAGCCTCTACAGCCGCCTCCGCCTCCTGGTGGAATGCCTCCTCCTGGTGCAGCAGGTGAGCCTCTACCTCCAGTAGATGCTATGCAGGGAGGTCCTGTAGCCGATCAGATGGCTCCAATGCCGGATGGTGCCGCTCCTGACGTTAACATTCCTAATCTACCGTCGCCTCCAGCGCCGTTTGAAGGAGCACCTTTATCACCTGAAGACGTAGACTTACAAGGTTAAAACCCACCCATAAGGGCGGTTATTTTAAAGCTTACCCTTTATTAAAAGGATAGCAGAAAGAGAGAATAAAAATGAGTGAATCAAATGTATCAACAGGAGCTGCAGAGTCAGCTTCATCAACCGGATCAGAAGGATTAGCAGTATCTGAAGAACTTAATGCTGTAGTAGGTGAAGATTCTGAACAAGCTGAAGAGGAAGTAGAAGCTTCAGAGGAAGGCTCAGAAGAATCTAAAGAAGAAGTCGAAGAAGAGCTAGAAAAAGCCTCTAAAGAAGAGGTTGAAAAAGCTAAACAGTCTTTAAAAAAGAAATATAAGCTTAAAGTAGACGGAGAAGAGCTTGAAGAAGAACTATCTGACGAAGATATAGTAAGAGAGCTTCAACTAGCTAAAAAAGCTAGAAAAGAAATACAGAATTCTACTAATCTTAAAAAAGAAGTAGAAAGTTTCCTAGAAACTCTTAGAAAAAACCCAGCGGCAGTTTTATCAGACCCTTTAATTGGACTAGATCCTATAGAGTTTGCTCAACAGATCCTTTCTCAGAAGCTAGAAGAAGAGGCTAAGGACCCAGCTACTAGAGAAAAAGAAAAGCTAGAACAGGAGCTGCAGCAATTAAGAGAACAGATGAAGTCTGAAGAAGAAAGAATTCAAAGAGAGACTTATGAAAGAGAAGTTATTAGAGCTGAACAGGAGCTAGAAGAGCAAGTATCCGAAGCTTTAGAGACTAGCGGTCTTCCTAAGAGCCCTTACGTAGTAAAAAAGATGGCAGAAGTAATGATCTCTGCTATGGAACGTAAGATGAATATTAGTCCTAAACAAGCTATGAATATCGTTAAGAAAGAAATGACTAGCGATATAAAAGAGTTATTTAATGCCAGCCCTGATGACTTGCTAGAGCAGCTTATCGGTTCTGATAATATTAAAAGACTTAATAAGAAATCATTAGCTAGGATTAAGAAAGTAGCCCCAACAGCTAATTCTATTAAACCCACAGGACAGATGACAAAAACAGACACTAATACACAGAAAGAAGAAAAAATCAACATTAGCGACTGGTTAAGACGTAAATAATCTAACAAATTAGTGTTATAAAGGAATGCTACAAGGTAACTTTTAGTTTTCTTTACGGCTCTTAGATACACAAGCTCTAAGATACCAAAAAGATAAGAACAGAAAACCGCGCAGTACCCTATAATAAAAAAGATAAATACTTAAAATAATAGGAGAATTAAAATAAAATGGCAAACGTACCAAACACCGTATCTACCTTAAATGGTAACTTCAAAGAAGTATATGCGGATAAAATTAAACAATTAGTCCCTGACAATGTAATGCTTTTGAACATGGTAGACTTTCTACCTTCTGACAAAGCACTAGGCAATGAATATCACCAGCCTGTAATCCTTGGACATGAGCATGGATTCAGCTACGGTGGAACTGATGGATCAGCTTTTGCTCTTAACGATGCAATCGCAGGCGTTGTAAAAGATGCTAAAATCCAAGGTTATGAGTATGTTCTTCGTACTCAGATTTCATATGCTGCTGCTAGCCGCGCTGCTGCTAGTAAAGCTGCTTTTGAACGATCTACTAAGCTCATCGTAGCTAACATGATTCGTTCATTCGCTAAGCGTCTTGAAATTTCAATGTTCTACGGTCAAACACCTCTTGCTACTGTTGGAGCTGGTACTACCACTACTTCATTGGCAATTCCTGCTGCTGACTGGGCTGCTGGTGTATGGGTAGGTTCTGAACAAGCTGAAGTTGAACTTTTCGACGGTTCAAGCAACACTCTTCGTGGTTCTGCTAAAATCAACGCAGTTGATCTTACAGCTCGTACTCTAGGTCTTGCTTCTGCTATCGCAGGTGCAGCTTCTGGAGATACTTTGTACTTCAAGAGTGCTAAAATCCAAGGATCTGCTGGACATAATGACCTTAAAGGTCTTCAATCCATCATCCAAGAATCCGCTACTCTTTTCAACATTTCTACTAGCTCTTACAGCTTGTGGAAAGGTAACACTTACAGTGCAGGTTCTGCTGATCTTTCTTTCGAGAAGATTCAAGAAGCTATTGCTGTAGCTGTTGAAAAAGGTCTTGATGAAGACGTTACATGTATTGTTAACCACAAAACATGGGCTAAGCTTTTGACAGATCAAGCTGCTCTTAGAATGTATGATTCTTCATACAGCCGAGAAGTAGCTGAAAACGGTTCTCAATCAATCAAGTTCCATTCACAAAATGGTTCTGTTGAGATTCGTCCTTGTACTTATGTTAAAGAATCCCTAGCTTTCGTACTTCCTACTAAGACTTTGATGCGTGTTGGTTCAACTGACATTACATTCAAACTTCCTGGTCAAGAGTATGAAGATAGATTCTTCCGTGAGTTGGAAAGTAATGCTGGTTTTGAGTTGAGAGCCTATACCGATCAGGCACTTTTTTGTGACACCCCAGGCAAACTCGTACTCATAACAAATATAGTAAATTCTTAATTAAATTAAGTATTTAAGATAATCTTAAAGACCTTGCTCTCTTAATTGAAGGCAGGGTCTTTCACTTTAGTGTTGACACATTTTACTTTTGTACATTATAATAATATTATGAAAAAGAAAACACTAACATTAGAGCACAGAAAAGCACTTAGCGAAGCTGCTAAGATATCAAATTCTACTAGAGTCTTATCTGAAGAAACTTTAAAGAAGATGAGCGACTCTGCTAAGAAAAGAGAAGCTGCCAAAGAAGATAAAACTCTACCAGAAGGTATGATTAAACGTAAAGAGCATATATGGCTAAAAGATATAGAGTGTAAAGAGTGCTCTAAGTGTAAAGGAGTTAAACCTTTAACTGAATTTGGAAAAGATAAAAGTGCTAAATGGGATGGACTAAACTACTACTGTAAAGTATGCCATAATCAGAATAGGAAAAAAGCATATAAAACTACTAAAAAATATGAAAATAAATATGCAGTTAATAGAAGAAGACAGTTAAAAATAGAAGCTGTAGAATATAAAGGTGGGATATGTCAAAAGTGTGGATTAAAACATGAAACTAATCATAATACCGCCGCTTTCCAGTTCCACCATAGAGACCCCTCTAAGAAAGACTTTACTATAGCAGCGAGGACTACTACGGTATTAGACAATTTAAAACCAGAATTAGATAAATGCGACTTATTATGTGCCACATGTCATCATATAGTCCACTGGAGCCTTAAAAAAGACCTAGACTAATATCTAAAACTATGATATGCTACTCAAGTTCCTAGCGGCGTGGAAAGCAGACACGCTAAACATAGTTAAATAAGACTAGGCTTTCTAGAAGCCGAAAAGAGAGTAGAAGCTATGGTCCGCATCTCGAAGTCTTAGTAGGAGTAGCGACCTACCTAGGAGCACTTCTTAAACAACTCCTTATATGGAATCTAAAAAATACTTTATATTTAATAAGGGCGAGAAATTTAAGTTATCTGATAATTTCAGTAGTCATGAACTAGAATGCAAATGTTCTAGAGCTGATTGCATAGAACAGAAGATATCCGTAAATTTAATAGAAAAACTACAGAAAATAAGAGAAAAGTTAGGTAAGTCTTTAAAGATTACCAGCGGTTATAGGTGCGAAGCCCATAACAAAGCTATAGGAGGTGCTGCTAAAAGTCAGCACATTCTAGGAAACGCCGTAGACCTTAAAACAGAGGATATGGACTCTCTAGAAGCTTTAGTAGAAGTTGAATTTGATGCTGTAGGTAATGCCAAGCCTTCCTTCTTACATGTAGATGTAAGAGATACTAAAAACAAACTAAGATGGACCTATTAAACAAATAATTAAGAGGTTTTTATAGATGAGTATTCCTTTAACCGTTCAGGGTGTAACCTTTCAATATCCTGTATCAGGAGATGAGCTGTGGGGCCGAGAGGCTACTAACTGGGCTATAGCAGTAACTAATGCATTAACTACCTTAACGGTTACAGGTGATATTGGTCCTACTACCCTAGCAGCTATTAATAATAATGTGAGCACACCTACTAACGTAAGCCAATTAAACGTTAGTGTGGCTAATGTTAGAGCTTTTATGGTGCAATATTATGTATATAGAGGCCGTGGTTCTCCAACTAACGAGGAATTAGTAGAAACAGGCACCTTAAGGGCTATATACGCCCCATCAGCAGGAGCTTGGACTCTAGATAATACTTATACTGGAGATTCTGACGTAGAGTTTAATATTACAGCAGCAGGACAAGTCCAGTATACTTCCAGTAACATAGCAGGATCTGGTACTTATTTTGGACAAATGAGGTATAGACTATTCGCGCTACCTGTATAACAAATTAATAATAGAAACCTGGAAATGGAAAGGTAATATATGGCCAATAGTAAATTTAAAATCAAAAAAGGTCTTAATTTAGACCCTCAATCAAGTGCAGCAAACTCCACTACTGGAGATTTAGAGGTTTTAGCCTCAGATCAAAGACTACATTACCATGATGGTTCTCAAGACAGAACTTTAGTAGATCAGAACACAGCAGAAACTCTTACAAATAAGACTATAGACGCCGACAGTAATACTATTACTAATATAGAAAACGCTGATATTAAAGCACTTGCAGCTATTGACGCTACTAAAATAGCAGACGGTAGCGTAGACAATACAGAATTCCAACATCTAGACGGAGCTACTGGAAATATCCAAGCTCAGATAGATGAAAATACACAAGCTATACTAGATAATGATGCTGATATCCTAGCACTAGAGTCAAGTAAACAAGATGTAGGCGACTATATAACAGACTTGACAGGAGATGTTACTGCAAGTGGTCCTGGAGCCGTAGCAGCCACTATAGCTAACGATGCAGTCACTAATGCAAAGTTAAATAACATGGCAGCATGGACCCTTAAAGGCCGTAATAATGCAGCTAGCGGAGACCCTGAAGATATAGCAGTAGCAGACTTAACAGAAGACGGTAGTCCAGCTACAGGAGATTTCGCAGTAGTAATGTTATCTACTGGAGAGCTTAGAAAAGTTCAGTTAGGTAATATTCCAGGAACTGGTGGCACTGGAGGAGGTAGTTATGAAGTATTTGATTCAACTCCTCAAGATATTTCAGCTTCTGGTACGATCACTTTCTCAGATGAGGCTGCAGAGCAGCTCCAAGTACGCAGAGTACAAGGAGATACAGCTTCTACTGAAATTACAGCTAGTTCTACTCCTTTTGGAACAACACCTCCTACTAATGATGGAGTAACTATTCGATTAATAGGACAAAGTGATACACAACCACTTAAAATAGTACATAATGATGCCTCAGATGGTGCGGTTCTTAATGGTGATTGTTTACTTTATAAAAATAGTATGTTAGAATTACAATGGGATGCAACGGCTGACCGTTGGATTGAAGTGGCGAGGTCTAGATAATGTCAAACGTAAGAACAATGTTAGCTGACTACCTTTTAGGTACAGGCGATTTAAAACGTAACTATATAAAAAACCCTATAGCTGAAAAGAATATACTTAATATTACAGCTTCTGGAGCAGTAGTTACTAGAAATACTACTAATCCTTTAACTCAAGATGCAGACATTCAAATTGTAATGGATGCCGTAAATGAATATGCTGAATTTGGAACTAATAGCCTAGATCGTGCTATGAAGGGGCAAAACTGCCAAGTTAAGTTTGATTATAAACTAACTAAAGGAGCAGGCGCTACAGTACTAGTTCGTTTAATGGACGGTTCTGCTATAGCCTCTGAATTAGAGCTTATTGATGAAGCAGATGCTAGACCTGTTTCTATGAATTTTGCATGTTCTGATCCTTCTACAGCAGACTACACAGTTAGATTTATTCAAACAGTAGCTACTACTGAATCAATTCTTAACGTGACTAATGTTTATTTAGGTAAAGCTGATAATATCAGTAATATAAATCAGGCTGAGCTATATACAGAAGCTTATATACAACCAGCCTCTAATTGTACGTATTCTGGAGTATCAGATACTTATGCATCTTTTGGACCAGATACTGATTGTAATTTCTTATCTATTGAATATGGAAAAGGATCTCCCCCTGATACAAAAATACCAGCAATAAAATACGAGCATCTACCTGCAGGTAGGTACAAAGTAACAATGAAATTTCAAGTTCAAAATCCTACATCGAATGGCATATGCTTTTTTAGAATTAACGACGGAGTGTCAAATAAAGGAACCTCCATGCATAGGCAATCAGGTACTGGAGAGTATACAACACAAGTAGTTTCTGGAGTATTTGAGTATGATACTCCTCAAACAAATAAAAAATTCGAGCTTTTTTACCTAGAACCTGCTGCTACAACTTGCACAGTTCCTATAGAAGATACTAATAGAGTTTTTCAACTTACAGTAGAGCGCTACCCTCTAGACTCCCAACAAGTTCTTTCAGTAGATGCTAGTCAGTGGTTAGTGGATGCTAGTATATCAACTAGTAATGCTGCCATCGATTTAGGATTAGTAGACGTAACTACATATACTGAAATAACTGATTCTGCATTAACATTAACTAATAATACTTCTAAAGGGTCTACTCCTAGCGTTCAGATACCATGTTCTGGAACAGAAGTTCCAAGTTCTAGTACGTGTGGTGGGGATGAATCCTTAGGTATAAGTTTTGAAATAATAAAAACAGGATTATATGAAGTATGTTCGAGTTTTACTCATCAATTTAACTCTACTTCAGGTACGAATGACGCTACTTTTCAACTAGTAGAAACTCCAACTGATGCTCAGACCATTTTACAATACGGAGGAGGTATGGCCTCTACTAGGTCTTCTGTTGGTGGAAATATAGGATTTCCTGTAAAAACTTGTGGAACTTTTAATTTTAATAGCGTAGGTAGGAAAGTAATAAGAGTTATGTATGAGCAAAATGAAGCTACTACATTAGCTAATTCCTTTTTATTAATAAATAAAACAGACACTAATGCAGGAGATAGAGAAGCTTTTTTTACAGTACGTCCTATTACTCAAAATCAGCCAGCAGTAGTACTAGCTAATAGTGTTAGTAGTAATGGAACAGGCCCTTTTAGGATTGAGAGCGTTACTTTTGGTGGAGCAAGTGCAGCTACTTCCTGTACTTCAACTCCATGTACTCTTTATAATGAAACTGGATCATGGGTAAGTAGCGTAGCTAGAAATGCTATAGGCGACTATACTTTAAATATTATTTCTGGAATTTTTAGCAGTGCTCCTAATTGTGTAATTATGCCTTCTGAAGGAAGAGATATTGGACTAGATGCAATTTCTACAGCAACTGATGTTAGTTTTAAAGCTAGAGAAAACGCCTCTAATACGGATGGAGATACATTCGGAGTAATTATGTGCATGGGCTTAAAAGGAAACGGATAAGCCTTGACTATTATAAAATAGTCTAGTATTATTGCAAGTAGTTACTCGAGGTAATGGAAGCTTCCATTGCTTAGAGGACCTGTCCAGAAATGGGGAGGTCCTCTTTTTTATTTGACTTATCTAACCTAAATAATATATTATAGTTATATGATGCGTGACGGCGTATCTCACTTGGTCCAGTGTTTAGGCTCATCGGTTAGTCGGATACAGACTAAGGCTTTACATAGATTGAGCCAGATCAATCTGTAGTTTGTAGATCTAAAATGCTACATGGCGCAGCTAGAGTCATCAACTCTTGACGAAGAGTCTGCTTTTTAATTATGAAAAAGATAGCAGTAACAGCCATTAAAACCGTAGTAAAGCAGAATGAATTCGTGATTATATATTGCTACTCTAAACAATGTCAGGTATGTAAAACTTTTACTCCTCTTTTAGAAGAAACTCTTCTTCCTAAATCAGACATTCCAGCAGTATTCTATAAATTAAATCTACAAGATAAGAGACAGAACCAGGAGCAGTTAAAAGCCTTTGCAGATAATGTCCATCTAGATTCTATTCCGTTCATGGCTGTGTTTAATCAAGGGAAGTTCATTGGTGCTGATAATTTCAGCAGTGAAGAAGGCTTTCGTAAACTAGAATCAATGATTAAAATGTTTAAAGAGCGTCAGAATGTCAAGCTTACTTAAAAAAGTACAATACGCTGCTAAAACAGCTAAAGATGTAACTAGTGGTATACTCGATGGAGAAGAAGTTAAGTGCTCTCCTGAAAAAACTAAAGAACGTAATGAGATTTGTGCAAAGTGCCCTAAGTTGCAGGAATTATTAGGTAGAAGGCAATGTGGAGAGTGCGGATGCTTTCTAGATTTAAAAGTAACTCTTGAAAAAGCGAAATGTCCGATTTCTAAGTGGTAACAGAACAAATATAATCATGAATAGGAATCAGTTTATAAGGCTGGTATTTCAACCTATAGGTTTACTTATACAGCAATTAGTATGGTTTTTATACCCTATCCTAGTGATATTATTTAAATTATTCATAAAAGACAAGACAGCTATTGCAGTGATGGGAGAACTAGAAGTACAGCAGTATCCTGTAGTATGGGATCTAGATAAGCTCTCAGAGGCCTCAGATGACCTCAGAGACGATCTTTATTTAAATGATGATGACAATCATACAGCTATAGTACATGCTCACATGTGGCAATCTGAAGCGTTTAGGGACCGCGGTAGAAGAGCATTAAGTCAACTAGTTACTTCTAAAGGGTCTATAGTTCGTAGATATCCAGACGAGACAGCCTGGTATCCAGTTTCTGGAGATTGCTTATCCTCTTGGGTATTTGCTGCAGTCTTAACTCAGTTTAAAGATCCAAAGGTCATACATAAGGTAGCAGATCATTATATTAAGTCTTCCTTCGGTCTTCAGCACTATAATGCTAAAGTATCAGCTAGGTGCTCTAATGGAGGTTTAAATCTATGTTTTGATGCCTGGCCTGTAAAAGCCAAGTGGTGGCCTTTTAAATATGGATTTATACAACCAGCGCTAGGACCTCAACTCCTAACTACTTTGAGTATATTAGCTCTAGCTGCTAAATCAGGTAATCTTTTAAAGAGGACTTACTATGAGACTATGTATTATAGTACTTTTATGCTTTTCCAAGGTCCTTTATTTTTAAAGTGGCCTATAGTTCATACTAAAAAGGATCTATTTTACTATACTCAGCATGTAAGTATGATGAATCTTTATAGTTTATACAAAATTACAGGAAGTAAAATGTATTTAAAAACTATGAAGACTATATCTGAAGATTTAAGTCCTCATGGAAATATTAATCCATTCTTTTATGCACTTAGGTATGATTGTGGAGACTTATCTGAAACTAAAAAACATAAAGCTGAAGAGATTCTAAAACGTATGCCTAGCTGGAACGGTTTCATGTGGCAAGAGATTCCAGACGAGTATAACTACTTTCAGAAAGAAAGACCTAGTAAACATCATAACAATGTAGGTGGATTCGTAGCTAGGTTATTCAGAAGGTAAATCTTCATCTGGTACAATGCGTAAATGACCGTCGAAGTCATAACCACAGCCCTTTAGAAAGTCTTCAAAGTAATCTATTAAATCTGCTAAATGCATGCTGTCTATTTCCATCTCATAATCTGCTTTATCATAAACATTAGCAGAGTCTTTTAATTTGGTAAACTTATACATCGAGTTTTAAGTACTTAGCTAAGTTATCAATCTTAGTGTATAACTCTTCTAAGGTTCCTTTATTGTCTATAGCATAATCGAAATTAAAATTATCTAAATCTCTTTCAGAAGGATCAGTAGTGTCTACGGTAGTGAACCTATTAATTCTTAGAGTATGTATTGGTTTATTAGCTAGTCTACTAAGACTAGAGTATTCAGATTTATATCTAAAATCACTAATTACCACTTTATCTAGTTTATTACATTGAGAGCTTACTCTGTTAACCCAGTAATTAGTATCAACTGCTCTATTAACGCTACCTTTTAAGATGCATAAGGCTCTAGGAGTGAAGTAGAAATCAGAGTTTCCTGTAGAGGCTATAGTAGAACCATCTAGACGTTTAACCTCATGCTTTAGTAAGTCATGTATCTTTTTTGAAAATGAGTCAAAAGCTTTAACAGGATATTGAAGAAGAGGAGCCTCTTTTAAGTCTCTATCATCTAGCCATTCTCTAGGAATATTATACTCATCAGCTACCATGTCTTTTAGGACGCCAGCAAAGGATAGTTGATTAAAACCATAGACTTCTTTTAGATGAGCAGCCACAGTATCTTTTCCTGAATTCTTCCAAGCGCTAATTAGTAAAATCATAGAATTTATTATAACAAATAAAATTGAAAGTGTAAATGAATAATTAAAAAAGAAAAACTATTAAAATTAATAGTTTATCGGAGTTTGAAGATGCCAGGGTTCATAAAAGATAAAAAAGATGAAGAAAAGTGGCAAAAAGCTAAGAGAGTCGTAGAGGATCAGTATAGTAAAGCCGGAGGTAAGTCTGAACCTAGTTTTAACGATAGCGATTGGGCATTAGCTAATCATATCTATCAAAATATGAAAACAAAAGACTCTACTAGATTTAAGAGAGTCAAAGATAAGATAAGAGGGAGGGGTTAATGCCATCTAAGTTAGACTTTCAACAGATCATAAAAAAGGTATATGACGCCAACGAAGAAGCTTTAACAGTTACAGGTATTAGTGGAGGTGGAGCAGCCAGTGATGTAACCATTACTGATGTTACTGCATCTAATCCATTACCAGTAATCGAAGAGTTTACAGTAATAACAAGCATTGATACTGATAGTGGAAGCATAAATGGATCAGCAGGGGCCTTTACTGAAGTAGTAGCTTCTCTAGCCGCAGACTGCGTAATTATAACTCCATATGAAACTACTGGTAAAAAAATAGGAGTCTATACAGGAGCTGCTGCATCAGAAGTATTGCTTTTTATACTAGGCCCAGGACAGGATACTCCAATGAGGGTAGACTTAGCTGCTGGTACTAGAATAAGTATAAGATCTACAGAAGTTACAGGACCTAGTTCAGGTAGTTTAATACTTACTTTTAGTGGGAGATCTTAAATAAATGGCTGCTGTAATATACCAAGGCGATATTGTAAAAGCCTTAAAAGATGGTATTAAATTAGGAGACGGAGCTACCATTCTATCTGGAAGCTTAGACCCTAGTAGTACTCCAGTATCTGCAGCCGTAGGTGATGTTTATATATCTACAAGTACTGGAAAGATATATGTAAAATCAGATTCAGGATTATCTACTAGCTGGGATCAAACTACTACAGTAGCTGACTTGGCATTTGTAGATATTTTTGATAATACTGCTGATTGGGGCACTGCAGCAGGAGGTTATTACACCATTACAATAACCCAAGCGACGCACCAAAAAGGAACTAATCCAATAGTACAGGTATTTGAAACAAATGGTAGTAGTGACGAATTAATAAATACAGATCTTATCAGCGTAAATACTGATGGAGATGTAAGTTTTAGAGTTAACGAAACACCAAACTTGAGATTCTCAGGTAAGGTAGTTATAAAATAAAGGGAGATATAAAATAAATGGCACATAAGTTTAAAGGTGGAGTCCGAGTAGAAGGCTCAGTAGAGTTACCAAATATAGACTCATCAAGGGCGTTAGAGATTAATGGATCTGGAGAAATTCAATCCAGTACTGTAACCTCAACAGAACTAGGACATTTATCTGGAGTAACTAGTGCAGTTCAAACTCAATTAGATGGTAAATCAGCAACAGGCCATACTCATGTGGCTGCTGATATTACAGATTTTGATACAGAAGTATCAAATAATACAGATGTAGCCGCTAATACAGCAGCTCGTCATGATGCGGTAACTGTCGTAGATAGCTCTGAAATCGACTTTACATTAGTAGGTCAGCAAATTACAGCCTCTATTGTAGCTTCTTCTATTGATGAGTCTAAGTTAGACGCTTCTGTTAATGCTTCTTTAGATTTAGCAGATTCTGCAAGCCAGCCTGGCCATACACATACAGCTTCTGAAATCACTGACTTTGACGCTGCAGTTACTGGAAACTCTGAAGTTCTAGCTAATAGCGCTGCTAGACATGATGCTGTTACTCTAAATGCAGATGATGCTACTCAACAAACTTTAAACCTCTTTGGACAAGAAATTCAAGTTAATTTAGCTACTTCTTCTACTGATGGTGCCATGAGTGCTGAAGATAAGACTAAATTAGATGGCATTGAAGCCAATGCTACAGCCGATCAATCCGCAGCAGAAGTACCCTTTGCTGCTACTGGAGACTTAGAAGCCACTAACGTACAAGACGCTTTAGCTGAATTAGACTCTGAAAAACTAGCACTAGCAGGCGGGACTATGAGTGGCGCTATTGCCATGGCTACTAACAAGATCACAGGTCTTGGAGATCCTACAGCAGCTCAAGATGCTGCTACTAAAGCATATGTAGACGCCGTAGCTGAAGGTCTTAAGCCTAAAGAAGCTGTAAGAGTAGCTACTACTGCTGCAGGAACTCTTGCTTCTAGCTTTGAAGATGGAGATACTGTAGACGGAGTAGTACTTGCTACTGGAGATAGGATCTTAATTAAAGATCAAGTAGACGCTAGTGAGAACGGTATCTACGTAGTAGCAGCTTCAGGAGCCCCTACTAGAGCCACTGACTTTGACTCGCTAACCCCAATTGATGAGGTTAACGGAGCTTATACAGCAGTTCAAGAAGGTACTGAAAACGCAGGAAAACTATATGTACAGACCGGAACAGTTTCTACTATAGATACTGACGATATTGATTTCGTATTTTTTAACTCTACTACAGGATTAGTAGGTGGAGATGGTATTGACATCTCTGGAAACACTGTTTCTGTAGACCATGATGGCGAAGGTTTAACTTTTGTTTCTAATCAACTAGCTCTTGAGTTAGATGGATCTACTCTATCTAAGAGTGCCAGTGGCATAAAAGTAGCGGATGCTAGTTTAACAGACGCACAAATTAATGCCTCTGCGGATATAGTTTTCTCTAAGATGGAAGCTCTTACTGGAGATAGAGCTGTTATTACTGACGGTTCTGGAGTAGTAACTCAATCTACTGTTACTGCTACTGAGCTTGGATATGTATCAGGAGTAACTTCCTCTATTCAAACTCAATTAGACGCTAAAGCTGACGAGAGTATTGAAATTCAAACGGCTGCAGACTCGGGACTTGCTGGAGGCGGAGACCTTACAGCTAATAGAAGTCTTTCTGTAGATATTACTAATACTACTGAATTAGCTCAAGCTGCCGATGACGCCGATGAGATTTTAATTTGGGACGATTCAGCAGGAGCCCTTAGAAAAATTACTAAAGCTAACTTAGTAGGTTCTGTAGATGCTTCCGCTGGTGATATTGAAGAAACTAGCTTCAGTATTGCTAACAACCAATCAAGTGCTGCAAACGTAACTGGTTTTGCTTTTGCTAACGCAGAAGTACGATCCTTTAAAGCGCATGTTAGTATTGAAGTAGACGCTACTGCAGATCTATATGAAGTATATGAAATAATGGGAATTCAAAAAGGAGCTTCTTGGGAAATGTCTCAGGTGTCAACTGGAGATGATTCTTTAGTTCTATTTACCATTACTTCTGCAGGTCAAGTACAATATACTTCTGCTGATTATGCTGGGTTCTCTAGTGGAGCCATTAAGTTCAGAGCGATTACTACTAGCGTTTAAAGGATTATAGATGAAAAAAGAAGACATTCAGCTTGCGGCTCTTAAAAACATAAAAGATAAGAACGGTCCTGATTTAGGAGACTATACCAGGACTTTATCTGCTGATATGCTCCCTTTCGGAGATCAAATAGGCGGTGTTTTAGGCGGAGCTGGAGCCTCTTTAGGTAGATTCGTAGGAGGTCTTCAAGAAGGTGAAGATCTCTCTACAGCCTTGTCTGAAGGCGCAGGAGCCTTCTCAGAAGGTCGTAGGGACTCAATAGATAGTATAGAGCAGTCTAGAGAAAAGTTACCAGAGAGTGTTCAAGGAGCTAGTTTAGCTGCTGGCATGCTCATGCCTGGAGGTTTTTCTAAAGCAGGAAAAGCTATGAAGGTTTTAGACGGAGCTAGCGATGCAGGTAAAGCGGCATTAGCCGCTCAAAAAGCTAAAAGAATGGGCAAGTTTGATAAAGTATCTGATATGATAAGCACAGGGAAAAAAGCAAAAGCAGACGAGCTTTTAGAAAGAGGTCCTACTAACCTTGGAAAGACACTAAGGAGTAGATCTCCAAGAGACGAATCTTTTATAGAAAGAGTAGCAGGGAGCAAGTACGAAGGACTAGACGATGCTTCGAAAGACCTAATAATAGAAAGTGCTATACAAAGAGGAATACTTAAGTAATGTGGATTATAGATCCTAAAAATGATAAGCCTTCTGTAACGCTTACCATGTTTGTATTAGGTTTTATAATAGGTACGCTTAAGTTACTATTCTCTGGAATTAATGTTTCAGGATTTGAAATAGAATCTTTTAGTGGAACAGACTATGCTGCTGTAATAGGAGCTTTAGGAGGCATCTACACTCTTAGGCGCATGAAAAAGGATGAACCCAATGAATGATACTAAAAACCCTAATATAAGTAAATTAGATCAAAGAGACGCACTTAAGAGGTGTATTGATTCAGAAACGGATGCATTGAGAGTTCAGCTTTTATCAGGAGCTATTACAGCCACAGTAGAGCTATCTAAAGAGTCTATGGAAATGACTGCTCAGGATGAGTCTGGTAATAAAAAGCCTTTATTATTAAATAGTAAAGGTGAATTAAAAGTAGAACAGTCTACCGAGTTGATGGAGTTAGTAAAAGAATTACTTAAAAAAGAAGATAAAGAAGTTCAAGTAAAACATGAAGTTATACAACAGCCAATACCTAAAGAGTATTTAGATAGTCTGGATAAAGCTATTAAAGCATTAGAAGAGTTAGCTGGAAGAGAAGTGATTAAAGAGATTCCAGTAGAAAAAGTAGTTGAAAAGCAAATAGTTATAGAGAAAATGCCAGTGTGGGCCTGGGTACTCATAGGCGCTCAAGCAGCAGCTCTAGTAATTAATCTGTTATAACAAATATTTAAGTAAAGAGGTACTATTAAAAAATGAAATATCTAAAAGAGATGATGAAATCTAAAGAAGATAAAACAGAAAAAAAAGAAGAACGATCTTCTCCAGCAGACAAAGCTCGTATGGATTCTTTAAAGGCTCTTAGAAAAATGGCAATGGAAATGCTAGCTGATGATGCTATGGCAGGTCTTGGAGATGAAAAAACTCCTGATATGTCTGTTATGGTAGTCAAAAAGAAAAAAGGAATGCTACGTCCTGATATGAGTGATGAAGAAGATGAAGAGATGATGGGTCCTGAAAGTCTTGAAGACTACGCCGATGATATGACTACTGATTCAGAATATGATAACGGTATGAATGACGGCGATGAAGAAGACGAAGATAAACTAAAAAAGATGCTTAAGGTTTAATAAGTCTTCTTAAATTATTAATTTAAGGAGTTTAAATGAGCGGCTATTTGCGCGTAGATAAATTTATAGATAGTGTTAAGAAGCGTGCTGCTGTTCCTACTTCACAAGTAACTTTTACAGACGAAGACATTATCAGATTTGCAAACGAAGACTTAGAAGAAAACATGATTCCTCTTATCATGGCAGTAAGAGAAGAATTCTTTGTAGAGAGTGAAACCTATACCCCAACCGTAGTAAATAATAATAAAAGATTAGAAGTTCCAGAAAGAGCTATTGGCACGAAAGTACGATTAATAAATCCTATATCTAATGGAGTAGTGCAACCCCCTCTTTCACTAATACCACTAGAGCACGTCGAGTATTCTTCAGGCGGAGGAAGCGACAGAGGGTATTACATGAAAGGTAATTTTATATATCTTCTAATATCCTCAGAACAGGTAGTAGTATCTTACTATCAAAGACCTAATGAGGTAGTTCTATTAGAAAGAGCTGCTCAAATAGAAGCTATAGACAGAGATACTGGAATTATAGAAGTAGATGACGTTCCCTCTATCATAGAGGCTGGATCTATTATAGATTTTAATCAAACAAAACCAGGACATCGAGTATATGCAAAAGATGTTACTGTAGCTACAGTTAATCAACTAACCAATCAAATTTCATTTAGTTTAGCAGATATTCCAGATGACTTAATAGTAGGTGATTATATATGCTTAGCTGGAGAAACAGTGATACCTCAAATACCTAGTGATTTGCATAATATGCTAGCTCAAGCAACGGCTTGTAAGATACTAGAATCTATTAATGATGAAAAAGGTTTAAAGAATGCAACACGCCGCTTAGAGAAAATGGAAACTAAGCTTTTAAATTTAATTGAGAGTAGAGCTGAATCTAAAGGTAAGAAAATCGCTAATATAGAAAGTCTTCTATATAGGAATAGATTAAGTTTCGGAAAAAGGATCTAAACTATGGCAAACAAGATAACCTTGAAAGCCAAGGGACTGTTCCTAAACTCAAATAGTCTATCAGCTATCCCAGATGGAGGCTTATTAGAAGCTGACGATATTGTAATAGATAAAGATGATATTATAGAATCAAGAAGAGGTTTCTTTCTTTTTGGTGATACGATGGGAATCGATGAGTCTCAAGTAGCTCAGCAACTACTAAATTATCAAGATAGACTCATAAGACATTATTTAATTGACGAATCTAATGGTATACTAGAAAGAGAGACTGACGACCTAACAGGAGAGTTTGAAGCGTACAATACTCTTATTTGGGAATTTGCAGAGTCTGTAACTGCAGATGGAAACATAGCTACTTTTACAGGAAGTAATGATTATAACGTTAAAGTCGGAGATTCCGTAGTAATAGATGGAGCTACTGGAACTGATGCCTCTATATATAATGGAACTTTTGTAGTTACTTCAGTCCCTAGTGATGTTACTTTCACATATGAGTTAAGCAGCGTACCTTCTAGTCCAGTAGCAGAAGGCTTTCAGATACTACAAGAAAAGACTTTAAATGATATCATAGCTCCAGAAGAAGCTATAAAAATAAGAGCAGTTGAAAGTAATGGTAATTTATATTTTACATCGAATAAAGGAGTACGTAAATTAGACGTAGTAGCTGGTACTGTAACCTTAGCCGGAGGAGTAAAGGCTTTAGATACTAATGTTGAACTCATAAACGAAGCCGGATTCTTTACTACAGATAGTCAAGTAGCCTATAGAGTACTATGGGGCTATAAGGATGCTAACCAGAATCTAGTATTAGGGGCTCCTAGCCAACGAGTAGTATTAAGTAATGAAGTACTACCTTCTTTAATTTTAGATATAAATACTATGCTAGAGTCTACTCAGAACGCAGCAGAAGTTGCTACTGGAGGAGATGTATTAGATAATAGCCCTACTGGAGATTATGCATTATACACAGATTTAACTTTAGTAGATAATGCTACCATATTCCAAGCAGACGATAGCCTTAGAGATTATTGCACTAAGTTAGAAGCTGATGGAGTTACAGGATTTGACGATATTGCTAATTCATTTGTAGCGCCTACAGCATCGATTACTACAACAGAGGAGCTTAATACTTTAGTAGATTTTTATGATTCTGTAATAAACGGTTTATTAATAAGTGACCAGATACCAAGCTACCAGCAAGAGATAGCGTCTTTCACTTCACATACATCAGGTAAAAAAATAGAAATTGAATTTACCGTTCCTGATAATATTACAGACGGTTATTTTTATCAAATATATAGAACTCAAGTAGTTACTAATCTTAATGATAGTTTAGTAGCTGGAGAATCAGATATAGCCGGAGATTCAATGCAATTAGTATTTGAAGATAATCCTACTATACAAGAACTATTTGATAAAAAAGTAACAGTAGTAGATATAACTCCAGACTCTTTCAGAGGTGCTCCTTTATACACTAATGCTAATCAAGAAGGTATAGTAAATGCTAACGAGGTTATGCCTTATGCTAATGATATAGAAGTATATCAAAACATGTTTTTTTTAGCTAATACTAAAACTAGACATAAGTTTAATTTCTCTTTCTTAGCTACAGTTAGTCTAAGCTCAAATAGCAATGGAGATGCCTCTACTTTAACTTTTACTGCAGATTCTGAGTCATTTACTATAGGCTTTAGAACAGAAGCAGATGGGGGAGAAGATACCGCTAATGGTATAGCACTCCTTAAAACTGATGGAACTCCAGGACAGAACGTAGATATTACAGCTAGGAGCTTAGTAAAAGTTATAAATAGGTATTTAATAAATGATATAGTATATGCTTATTATTTATCAGGCGTAACTGATGTTCCTGGTAAGATTTTAATAGAGACTAAAGATTTAGGAATTTCTCAATTTACTGTTCAAGCTAATAATGCAGCTATTGGAAGTCAATTCTCGCCTAATTTAACAGCGGCTAAAACTTCAGATAATGAGAAAAAACAAAATAGAGTCTACTACGGTAAATTTCAAGAGCCAGAAGCTTTTACTCTATTACAATATTTCGAAGTTGGTAAAGAATCAGAACTTATAGAACGTATACTAGCTTCTAGAGATAGTTTATATGTATTAAAAACAGACGGTATATTTAAAATAACAGGAGATGACCCTTCTAGTTTATCACTAACTCCGTTTGATGATTCTACTAGAATTGAAGGTCCAGAATCCGCAGTAGTTCTAGATAATAAATTATATTTCTTATCTGACCAGGGAGTAGCCGCCGCCTCAGAGACCGGAGTAAGTGTAGTATCTAGAAGTATTGAAAACGTACTATTTCCGTTAATGGACCCTAAATACACTAATTTCAGAAAAGCTACTTTTGGTATAGCTTATGAAACGGAAAGAAAATATATACTGTATACCGTTACTAATGTTGGGGATGAATGGGCTACTCAAGCTTATGTATTTAATACATTTACTAGGGCTTGGACTAGATGGACACATTCTAAAACTTGTGGCATAGTAAATCAAAGGGATAATAAGTTATATTTAGGTCCAGCAGATACTAATCAATTAGAAGTAGAAAGAAAAGATTTAACTTTTACAGACTATTCAGATAGAGAATATGATATAAACATATTTGAAGTAACTAGTGAAAAGAATGGATTAATAACAGCAGTAGCTACAGGAGAAAATCCAGCAATCCAAGTAGATGCTCCAGACCACGGATTAGTTGATGGAGATGTTATAATTATATCAAATACGAACACAGTACCTGATATAAACGGTATACCTTTAAGGATTACTAAGCTAGATAACCAAACTATTATAATACCAGTAACTGTAACAGGAGAAGGTTCTCAAGGAGAATGGAGAAGTGGAGATACCACTATCCTATCAGTAGATACAGTTGAAAATATAGAAGTGGGCGATGTCATACTACAAACTAAAGTAGATCCTACTTATGGATATACTTATGTAGTAGAATCTCCAGTAGTGGCTATTGATGTTCAAAACTTACTAGTTACTATTAATGCCCCTATATTATATCAAGCAGGAGAGGCTAAAGTATATAAATCTATCTTAAATAGAGTTAGATATGCTCCTCAACATGCTGGAGACCCTTTTATTCTTAAACACTTTAGAGAAGCTAAGATGAGATTTGATTCATTCATAGGATCTAGCATATCCCTTAGCTTTAACTCTGATTTACAGAAATCTTTTGAAGAGGTAGAGTTCTTTCCTGATACATTAACTCGTTGGGGTAAGTTTAACTGGGGAGAGCAGCCCTGGGGAGGAGAAGCATTCCCAGCAGCTTTTAGAACTTACGTACCATTAGGAAAACAGAGATGTAGCTTCCTTGGAGTAGTATTTGAACATAATGTAGCTAGGGAGTCTTGGGAGTTAGAAGGTATAGACTTAGTATTTGAAGTAACTAGTGAAAGGATACAAGATTAATTATGAGTAAGCTTCCTCCTATCAGACGCTTGAGAACAGATGAATTTCCTAGTGAATATCAAGACCTTACTGATAAATTAGTATATGGAATAAATCAGTTCTTTGAACCTGTATATAATGCTTTAAATAAAAGACTTAATTTTATTGATAACTTTCAAGCACTTGATGTTGAAGTTAGTTTTACAGCGCCTATAAGTCCTAATAGAACAGTAAGTTTTAAGAATGATATAGGATTACCCATAAGAGCAGTTACTATACGAAGAGTCGATAACAATAGTAATTCTGACAGGTTACAAGCAGCACCTTTTGTAGAGTTTGAAAACGGAGATAGTCAAGTAATTTTAGTAAGTTCAGTTGGATTTACGGATGGTATAACTTACACAATAAGGTTACTTTGTGAACCATAATCAACAAATATTTATGATATTGGGAGTTTAATTAATGGCCTATGTAGAAGACCCTTTAAAGAATACAGAACTTGACGGAGAACAGCAACAAGCTGGTCAAGGTATGCAAGGTTCTGAAGTTCAGAAGACTTCAGGAGAGGGTGGAACTGTAGGTGCAGGACAACAAGCACAAGCAGCTCCTCAAACAGCAGGAGCGGTGTCTAAAAGGGCTCCTACATCTTCAGGGCAGTTTACTAATCTTCAAAGTTATATTAAAGCTAATAAACCTGCTGAATTTGGTAAACAAGTAGCTGGTAAAGTATCTGGACAAGCTCAACAAGCACAACAAGCTCTTCAAAAAGAGCAACAAGGATTTCAGTCTCAAGTAGATCAGCAACGCGCTGGATTTAGAGATGAACAGAATATTAAAAGTGCATTTGATACACTTAGAGGCCTTACTGGAACTGGAGATATACGACAAGGTTTTGATGCTGAAAAGCAAGCAGCAGAGCAAAGCTATCAACAGCAATACACAGGACCTATGCAGTTTGAGAATCTTTCAGCTCTTTCTAGACAAGGTAGAGATTTAGGAACTGTCGCTCAACAGACTCAAGGAGATGCTGGACAAAGAGCGCTTCTACAAAGATATTATGGATCTCCTCAGTATAGTGCAGGGCAGCAACGATTAGATCAACTGCTTCTTACAGGAGATCAATCAGGAGAATTAGGTAAGGCTAGACAACAAGCAGCTACTTTTGATCCTAGACTACAAAAGCAATCCGCACAAGCGCAAGCGCAAGCGCAACAAACTAAACAGTTTGCAGATACTGGAAGAGAATTATCTAGGCAACTAGCAGAAGAAGGTAGGACAGGTGAGCTTACTGAACTAGACGAGCTAGTAGGACAGAGAGCTAAATCTTACCAAGATCAAGTAAACAAGTATAAACAGGATTTAGCATATAATAAAGCAGCTAAGCAATATAACTTAGGAAGTTTAAATCAATTACTTGGCGGCGGTATTACTAATCAAATGATAGCTAAGAACTTCGGTAAAGCTAAAGATCTAGCTACTATATCAAGAGAAAATGCTGATCCTGCGCAAGCAGCTTTAGCTAACTATTTCAGTAGACTTACAGGAGCAGATGATGTAGTACAGAATATTGCAGAGGCTACTCCTAGGGCTGAGGATGTTACATACTACGTAGATCCTCAAGTCAGCGATATAGAAAGACAGGCTGGGTTCTTATCAGGACAGATGAGTGATGCGGCTAAGAACTACTACGCAATAAAAGCTCAGCATGATGCTGAAAGAGATGCCTCTATTACGGCACAACTAGGTCCAGATTGGAAATCAGGAAAAACTAAATGGGGTACTCCTGTAAGTCAACAACAAGCTTTAAGTAAGCAACACGTTAATTGGCAAACAGGTGAAAAAGTAGGAGCCTCTGAGAAGCAACTCTATAGTTTAGAAGATCAATTAAGAAATTTAAGAGAGAAAGTAGGAGCCGGATATATGGGCGGTTCCGGTTTTTATTAAAGGAGAATTATAAATGGCAGCAGGTGATATTTTAGGTGGCGCAATGTCTGGAGCAGGCACAGGAGCGTCTATAGGTGGACCTTGGGGTGCAGCTATAGGCGGTGTTGCTGGAGGCCTTCTTGGAGCTTTTGGAGGTAAGAAAAAAGATCCTAAACAAGAGGCTTTAGAACGTATGATGGGTGTATATCAAAACTATCAAACACCTTCAGTAGAAGATCGTCTTTTTGAGATTTATGATTTAGAACAGCAAGGAGTATTAACTCCGGAGCTAGAGCAGGCCATATTACAACAAGAAACCGAATTAGGAAATATTGAAGTTGATCCTAGACTTAAAAATGCTCAAATGGATGCTCTATTATCTATGCAAGAACGAGCAGGCGGAGGTCTATCTGCGCAAGAGCTAGCTAATTTGGAACAAATTAGAGCTTCACAAGAAGGACAATCTTCTGCAGATAGAGCAGCTATTATGCAGTCTAGAGCTAGACGTGGGATGGGCGGTAGCGGAGACGAATTAGCGGCTCAATTACAAGCGTCACAGGCACAAGCAGCTCAGGCTGGAAGCCGTGGTATGGACGTAGCCTCTATGATGGAGAATGCTCGTAGACAGGCTACAGAGCAGTATGGTAGTATGGCTGGTAACATGAGAGGCCAGGAGTACGGAGAGCAGTCGGATAAGTCAAGAGCCCAAGATCTCATTAATCAATTTAATGTTAATCAACGTGGCGGAGTACAGCAGCGTAACGTAGGTTCTAGAAATGTAGCACAAGAAAAGAATCTAGGTGAAAAACAACGAATAGCGGACGCTAATCAACAGATAGCTACTCAAAGATCTATGGTAGCTCAACAAGCTAGACTCGGCTATGCTGATGATGAACTTAAGAGGAGACTAGGAGGAGCTGGTAGCGATTTAGCAAAGGGTGACTTTGGAGCAGGAACTAAAACTGGACCTGATGTAGCTACTATAGGATCTGGAGTAAAAGATATATACGGAGCCTTAGATAGCTACAAAAAAGGGGCATAAAGGATAGCATGGCTGATTTAACAAGTTTAATAAATTTACTACAAGAATCTAATAAAAGAGGACAGGGACAGTCTGTAGATTCTGCTAGAGCAGAGCAGTTATTAGCTAGAGACGTGGCTGAATCAGAAGGAATGGGAGAAGCTCCTCAACAATCAGTAGAGACTGCTAGAATAGAACAGCTATTAGCTAGAAGCCTGCCTAATCCTCAATCAGAGCAAATGCCTGCGCCTATGCCAACTAGACAGCCTATGCCGCAGCCCATTAGACAGCCGGTTGCTATGGAAGAAGAAAGACCTTTTGGACAGCCTTTAGAAGGAGTAAGTCAAGCAGAAAGAATGATGACAGATACTACTGAAGTTCCTGTAATGAGCGAAGGAATGTCCAATGCTGTAAGAGATCCAGCTTCTTTACTAGAGCAGTATAAGCAGCTACAAGAAAGAAGAGCTAATGAGCTAGCAGAAGCTCAAAGAAAATCTAATATTGATAGACATGCTTATGGTGCTATGCAAGCAGGTAGTATTCTTTCTGGAAGAGGGATGAATCCTCTAATTCAACAAAGATCGAAAGACGCAAATCTTCCTGTAGAGCAGCTTAAAGAACGAACTGCTGAAGAGCGTTCAGCTAAGAATGATTTTATGGTAGATCAAAGCTTTCAGGATAAGATGCAGAAAGATATTGAACTAAAAGATCCTAATAGCTTAATGTCTAAAGTATATAAAGATTTATTAACAGCTTCAGGATTTAAAAACGTTCCTGGAAATTTAACAGCAGCTCAGATAGAGCCGCTACTTCCGATGCAATTAAAACTTAAAGCTTTAGAAGTAGCTAAGGCTAAAGCACAAGAGCCTAAACTTTCAAAACTCGATGAATTTAGAGAAAAAGAGAAAATAAAAGAAGATGTTAAAATAAAAAGTGAGAATAGAAAAGAAGCTTCTTCAATAAAAGATGATATAAAAACTACAGAAAGTCTTCTAGAAGATATTAAAGAAGCTAAAAAAGCTCAAAAAGCCCATAAAGGCTTAATAGGCTTAGGAACAGGACCACTCCAAACTTTAGGAGGATTGACTAAGTCACTATCTCCAGAAGAGCAAAAACTTGATGCTCTTTATAAGAAAATGAACTTAGATACTATGGTAAAAATGTTCGCAGGGATGTCTAAAGCTGTAGATTCAGATGCTGAAAGACGAGCCTTTGAAGCAGCACAGCCAAATTTAGCTAATTATCGTGACGTTAATATGGGTATTCTAGATAAAAGAGAAAAGATTGCTAAAGATCTATTAAAGAAACAAAAAGAAGCTCTTAAAAACTATGATAGGCATGGTAATTTTACAGAACAGCAAACTCAATCACAGCCACAAGGACCAACTCCTGGTTCTATCGTCAGAATGAAAGATGGTAAACGGTATAGAGTAGCGGAGGACGGAGATACCTTAACTCCTGTAGAAGAATAATGAAACTTAGTGAGCTTAATCCAGAAGAGTATCAAGTAGAAGAGTCTACTGAAGAGCAAAAGCCTTTACGTCTAAGTGAAGTATCTGTTGACGATTATCAAGTAGAGGATATGGAACAGCCTGTTGAAGAGGCCCTAGTAGAAGCTTCTGAACAAGTTCCTGAATTCACTAAACTAGAATCTGCAGGACTGGGAGCAGCTCAAGGACTATCATTAGGTTTTGCAGATGAGGCTGAAGGTTTTACTAGAGCTTTAGCTAATCTAGACCTAGATGGTTATAAAAAATATAGAGACATAGCAAGAGAGAGATATACAAAAGCTGGAGAAGTTAATCCTTATAGCTTTGCTGCTGGAGAATTAGGAGGAGGTCTACTACTACCTATACCAGGAGCAGGAGCCGCTAAAGCTACTTCTTTATTAGGAAAACTAGGAACTACTGCTGCTAAAGGGGCTGCTATTGGAGCTGGATATGGAGCTGGTTATTCTGAAAAAGAAGGACTAGAGTCTCTTGAGGATGCTGCAATAGGAGGAGCTTTAGGGGGAGTATTAGGCGGAGGTTTAGGAGCTAGCTCGGCTGCTAAAGCGGCACAAGCTACAGGAATTCCTAAAACATTAGCTAAAGGAACTACAATGGCTACAGGAATAGGAACTGCAGGATTGTTAGGATCACAATTAGCAGATTCAGATGCATCTCGATTAGATAAAGCTAGAGCTATGATTCCAGCAGTAGCTGCCGTACCAGCTCTAGCAGGTACATCACTTAGAGGCTTAGGAAAACTATTAGCAGGCTCTAAGCCTGTAGATAAAGGAGCAGCTTTAGTAGATAGAGGATTTGATATATTCTCACAAAAAGGTTTAGATAAGGCCTATGCTCAATTAAGAGGAGCTTCTGAGGAAGTAGGAGGAGTCCTTAAAAGCGCTTTAAATGACGTAGGAGAGCGTTTACAGGCCGCCGCAGTAGCTGCAGAGGAAAAAGGCGTTAGAATTCAACCTGATGACATAGCGGCTGTTGTAGACGACGCTATTACTAGGAACGAAAGCCTACCTCCAGGATTTAAAAAAGAAGTAAGTCGTAAAATAATGGAGTCTCTATACGATGAACTACCAGAGCAATATACTAAAACTCAAAAAACAGGACCTAAAGGAGAGAAAGTAGAACTATCAGCTAAAGGTAAGAAATTAGAAGATCTTCCTGAGTTAGAGACTTTAGAAGGTGCAAGAGAAGTTCCAGTATCTTCTAAGATAGCAAGAGATTTAGAAGCTTCAGGAGTAGATCCAGTTACTGTTGAAAAGCTAAGCTTAGAAACTCCAGGAGTATTAAGAAGAGATATAACTCCTGTAGAATTAAAAGAGCTTAGAACTAAAGTAAGACAGCTTAGAGATGCTACTACTACAGATTCTGAAAAGTATACAGCATTAGATACTCTATATAGAAAAATAACAGAAGAGATTAAATCAGAGGTTCCAGGATTCGATGAACCCAGTGCTCTTTATAGACAAGGTATCGAAGCTCAAGACGTAGCAGGAATTGATCCTAGCAACAGATTTGCTAAGAAATTAAGTTCAGACGAAATAAAGAAAGTAAACCAATACTTAAAGGAGTATGCAATCTCTCCAGAAGCTGCTCCTTATGAGGTTTCTGCATTCCTAGAGAAAACTTTAGGAAAAGAAAGAGCTAAGCAGTTACTTGGAGATAAAGCTGGAGCAGTAGAAGATGTATCATATATTTCTAATCTATTAAGACAAGAAGAGCAAGCTAAGGGTGCTTTAGGCATAGCAGGAGATATCTCTCAACTATCTGGATTACGTGGTTATTTAAGGCCAGATATCTTAACTAGGACTGGGGTAAAAATAGGAGTAAAAGGTCCTCAATTTATAGCTAATATTGTAGATAAATTAGACGCCTTAAAAGCAGCCACTACATGGGCAAACAATAAAGGTTACAGTAAGATAGCTAATACGCTTAAGAATATGAATCAACAAGATTCCAAACAAAGAGCCATTACTTTATATCTTTTAAATGCAGATCCTCAATACCGTCAACAACTTAAAGAGATGGAAGAGGAACTTGGAGAGTAATATGAGAGATGATTCTTTATACTTGGATCTTTTAAATAAGATAGCTAATCAGGTAGATGAGACACAGCAGTGCGTTACTAAGCTTGATAAAAAATTAGATCTTAATATTCAAGAAGTTAAACATGAAATAGCTCTAATTAATGTGTTAGATGTAAGACAAAATGAACTATTAGATGACCATATTAAAAGAACGGCTATCTCTGAAAAAAGATTAGACTACCTAGAAGAGAATAATAGATTTAAACATAGACTTAAGAATTTAGTATTAGCTATAGGCGGAGTATTAGGAGCCTTATATACTATATTAAAAGTAATTGAAACTATTAGTTAATCCTCTGACTCCGGATCAAATTTACCATTCTTTAAATCTATAAGAGTCAACAAGGCATCTTCAACGCCCTCTTTATCCTCTAAATATACTTTTGATTGCTCTATTAAATGATTAAAATACTGAATACCTTTAGAATCTTTACTGTACGAGACTATCATCCCAGTAGCTTTAGCCTTGCTTAGCATGCATCTATTTCTACGATTATTATCATCATAGAACTCTTTACGGTTATCCTTATCATATAGCTTCTCGCCTCTATGTTTAAAATTAGTAATTACTGTTTCAGATTGAAAAGAATTTAAAAACTCTTTCTCTTCATCATTTAATTTATGTAAATAATCAACTTCTAAGTATTCTTTTCTATTAGCTACCTGTCTATTAACATTAAGAGCTGGGTATTTAGCCTTAGAGTACTTCACATACTTCTCCGATTTTAATACATCTTTTTTAGGTTTTTCTTTTTTCTTAGTTTTTTTACTCATTGGAGTCTCCGAAGTTTAAAACAGCCTGATCCCCAAATGCCATTTTTGCATATTTATCGTATTCTTTAGCAGCTTCCTTTTCATTATAGAAATGCCCTATTAACCTACTACCATGTTCGGTTTTAAGCCTAGCTACAAAACCTCCTGCAATATCAGGGTAAACTCCTACATATTTACTTTCTTTTAGCTTCTTAGCTTTTTTACTAAATCTAGGGTCTTTATAAACACTATACTCAGGAGGAAGTCCAACAGAGACTGGAGTTACAGCGTAGCAGACTAAACCCATTACTTTCTTTCTTTCAAATAATCTATTAAAAATATTAAAGAAAATCTGCTTAGTCATTTTTATATTAGAGAAGGCTTTAAATTCATCATATATGATTCTAGCAGGTATGAGTTTATTAGAAGTGTTCATTCCTTTAGCCTGTATAAAGGAGTTAATTTCGCTAACTTTTGGATCTTCGAAATCATCCTCTTCTTTAGCAGGCTTTTGTCTTGCTATGTTGATAAGTTCTTGTAATTTATTTATATCGCTCATTTTATCATTTTGATGCTTGATTAACAGAGTAAGTAAGGCCTACTGTAATAAGTGCTCCTAATCCAAAATACATTAAGTTTTCCCAGAAGTTCCTACTATCTCTAGAGGCTACTTCTTTAGCTAGATCGGTAGAATGGTTTTTCCATAAAACTACTTGTTCATCTAAAAGCTTTTGTTGCTTCTGTGATACCTCAAGACGTTTATTAGTAATCTCAGACAACTCTTTATAGTAGTCTAAATCGATCAATTTAAACCTAGTTTCTTTTTCTTTTTCAGGAGTAAACAAGTATCCAGTATATGGAGCAGGTTCTCCTTTTTCTATATATCTAACTTGAGCTACTGAGACAAAGCTAAATGTCAATAAAGTAACTAGTGTAAAGATTCTATACATATGTACATTATAGCATACCTCTGTCTAAAGTGTAAACAACTAAAAGTATATGTCTCATACAAATAATAGCAAGTTAGATTTTCAACAGATCATAAAGGCTGTATTTGATAGCGATAAACATAGGCTTAGGACTGATGGTATCGTCTCTTTTGAAGGCGGCGAGCAAGAAATAATTATAAGCCATCTTGATGATTCTATTAGATTAGGGGATGGGACTAACTTTCTAACCTCTACTAATATAGGAGCAGACTACGGATTAGATGTTAATATCATCGGAGGTTCTTTAACTTCTAGCGATGGAGGTCTAATTGGTGGCTTAGCCAATTCTGCAGTAAATATAACAGATACTCCCACTAAAATACCAGTAAGTGCTTTAACTGATAGACATTCTATTAGTATTAGAAATTGGGGGACTAGTAATATTTATTTTGGTACTAGCTCCGTAAGTACTTCTAATGGTTATCCAAAAAGACCTTATGAGGAATTTGTACTAAGAGCCGGAGATGCTGCAGCTACTGAAATATACGCAGTATGCGAATCTGGAGAGAGTTCTCAAGTAAGAGTAATTGAGATTGCTTAAAGTAATAGTTTACTCCTTACAAAGTTTATGATAAGATACCACTAATGACTTCATTTGGGCATGGTGCCGCTTCCTTTTCAGGCAATACTCCATTTATTGTAAACATAGCCACGCCTACAGCAGCTACTGAGTATAGCTATGCCTTACCTAAGAATACAACTAAGTTTAGTATTAGATCTAGACTTAATGGAAAAGTACAGCTAGCTTACACTTCTGGACAAAGTAATACCATATTCATAACTGTAGATGCTGGATTTACTTATGAAATTCAAGGAGTTGAGCTTACTAGCAAAACTTTATATTTTAGGTCAACTAAAAATAATGATATTATAGAAATCCACGGATTCTCCCTAAGCTAATAACAAATACTAGTGAACCTTAAAAGGGAGATATAAATAGATGTCTAAACATAAAATTTTATTTGATACTACAGATGCTAACACTATTGAAGATAGTGATAGTTTAGGAGCATATTTACGTTCAAGTGATGGTACGCTTCTTACTCATACTACAGTAGGCGGTAAAGAGGCTCTTGACGTTAGAGTAGCTGAAGGTATTAACGTAGAAGTTGATCTTGATTTTGCAGATGATAGTGTTGATGTAAGCGGCTCTCAAGTTGGAATTACTGGAGATGTAAACGTAACTCAAGGAACTGATCCTTGGGTAGTTTCTGCTACTGATCTCGATATTAGAGATTTAGATGCTTCTCAGGATAATGTAGCTATCAGCGATGGTACTGACACTTTAGAAGTAAATGCTGACGGATCACTTAATGCTGTAGTATCTGCTACAGACTTAGATATTAGAGATCTTACTTTTGCTCAAGATAAAGTAGATGTTTCTGGTTCTCAAGTAGGTGTAACAGGTGACGTTAATGTAACAGCTACCGATCTTGACATTAGGGATTTGGATGCAGCTACTGACTCTGTACAAGCATGGGCTCATGACGGAGCAGGTACTGCTCTTACAAGTACTCTTGTTGGATCAGACCAAGCACTAGATGTTAATGTCGTTGCTGCTGTTGATGGATCAGTATCTGATACAGCAATTGCTTCTGCAGTTAATTCACTTGATGTTGCTAATACTGCAGAAGATGTAGTGGCTTCTCCTTTAGCAAATCGTAAGTTATTGTTTATTTACAATAATGGCAATAGAACTGCTTATATCGGAGCTTCTGGTGTAAGCGCAGCTAATGGCTTTCCTTTACCTCCTGGATCTATCCTAGAGCTTAAAGCAGGCCCTTCTGTAGATATTGAATGGGTCGGACCTAACACTGACCAAGAGCTACGTACTTTAGAACTTTCTTAAAATAGTAATAAAGTTATAGAATTTAGAGAGAGGGCCTAAAAACCCCTCTCTTTTTTTTATTTATAACGTAGACTATTATAAAAGAGTCTGATATACTTCATGTTATGGATAAAAATGCTTTTAATACTCAGGATAAAGAAAAACTAATAGCTTTCTTAAATCATGTAACAAAGCACGCTACCTTTACCCATAATACAGTACAAGCTATTGAGTTCTTTAAACTTCTAAGTCATATGCAGCAAGTAATTCTACCAAAAATGGATGCTAATTTATTAGAAGTATTAAGCGTTAAAGAGTTAAAGAAGGAAGAAGATAAGTAATTATGGCTTTTCAACCTTTAGATGGGCCTGGGGTATATGGAGCACTTGCAGTAACTACTACAGCAATAGAAGTTAAAGTAGGAGCCAGTACATTAGAAGATAGAGAAGTAGTCACTGTTCAACCTATAGATGGAGATGTATATTATGGATATGACAGTTCAGTATCAGCATCTACTGGGACCATAATTAAAAAAGGTCAATTTTTTCCATTTGAAGCAAAAGATACGCTTCCTATCTATTTAGTAGCTGCTTCTGGAACTATAGATGTTAGAATTACGGAGGTAGCATAGATGTCTACTAGACGAGGATCTCCTACAGACGTAGCATCTTCTACTCCTTTTGATAATTCAATTAATGATTTTGATTCTGATAATGTACAAGACGCTATAGAAGAAGCAAAATTACTTTCACAAGGATTTCCTAGATCTGGTATAAGAAGTACTGCTAACGGAACTGTAGGTAATAATAACTGGCTAGGGCCTAATGAACTACTACCAAATACGCCCATGGCTACTTTTCCTGTTAAGGTTCAAATAAATGAAATAACGTGGTCTAATCAAAATATAGATGTTCAATTTCGTATAGAATTTAGAAGCGGAAGTAAAACAGGAACTATTTTTTATACATTAGATGTTGATCCTCCAAATTCAGGTTCTGGATATATTGATGGACTAACATTTGAATTTAATCCTGGTGATACTATATGGGCACAATATAAAGATGATGGACAGAATATGTCAGATGCTGAAGTCACTTTATGGATATCGAGGATACCATAATGTCTCAGAAAAAGATTATACAAAACGTAAGCGGCACTACAAAGCAGATTCTAAATAGAGATGTAGCTAACGGAGATTCTTATGATGTGCCTCCTCATTTATGGTCAGAACTAGCTATAGACACTGAAATACATAATGCAGTAACTGCAGAAGAGTATATAATTAATAATGAAATGGTAGACTTAGTAGCTGAAGTAGGATTAGCACATTTACAAGTTATAGGAGGGGTAGTAGACAATCACTCCGATATAACACTTCTTCCTGCAGTTACCGAGAACGCTCCTGCTGTTATTAGAATATCGGATGCTGCTATAGGATTTGATATGGATATAGGAACTGAAATATTTGGACACTCCAGAATAAACAATTATGCTGGAAACGGAGTAAATGTTCAACTACATATGGCTATTAATAATACAGAAGCAGATAGATGGATACAATTTAATGTTCATTATATAACTACAAATGGAAGAACTGATAAGCAGATGAACTCAGTTAATGGAACTCTTCAAATGGGACCTGTAGCAGTACCTACTACGGCTTGGAGAGTATTCGAAGAAGAAGTAACTATACCATCTACTGCTTTTGATAACGGAGAAGTATATATTTATATAGGAGTAGAACGAGTAGAGGCTGTAGGTAAAACAGCCCCTACTAATAATCCAGTAGTGTTAAGGTACTGTAAAAAGTACTGGGAGAGATTAGAATCATGAGTTATAGATTTAAAGGTCAGAAAGTTATTATAGAAGGAGTAGAGAACATAATAGTTCCTACTTCCTTACCTGGATCTCCAGAAGACGGTTATTTAGCTGTAGATTCCTCTGATGGTAAACTTAAAGTATACAACGAAACTAAAGCCAGATGGGTAGTTTTAGGAGATGCTGAAGATATAGTATTTAATAATACTTCTAATGGATATACAGCTACAGAAGTACAGTCAGCTATAGAAGAGAGTTTTAACTCTGCTATTTTAAAACCTAGATTTAGTATAGTAACTACCTTTAATGGAACTACTGGAAATGAATACTTAGGATATAGTGAACTTATTCCAGGAGATAAAACTCCTATTAGGATTCCTTTAAATTCAGTTCTTAAAGAAATAACAGTAGCATATAGAGATACGCTACTAGGATCAGCATCAATTGATGGAACGTATAGACTTTATAAAAATGGACTTTCTAATCCAGGAGATGTAGTACATACAGAAGTATTTAGTAATCAAAATAACGGAAAATTAATAACAGGCTTAAATATATCATTTAATGCTAATGATTATATGGTAGGACAGTGGGTAGATCAAGGATCTAACCCTAAGGATATGGTAATAGTTTACTTCTTTCAGGTACAATAAAATGACAAAATATATATATAACAATACACAAAATCAAAAAATCTATATAGGTAAGATAATAGATGCAGATTCTTATTATCTTATACAGCCTCATTTAGAAATATCCTTTGCTAATAGCAATGAAGTTCTTACAGATTTAGCAGCTTCGGATATAGTAATGTCTACTACTACGGACTCTTCTGGACATATTACAGACTTAAATAAAGCTATTGACTATTTAAAAAATAATCTGCCTCAATTGGTAGAAACTACGTCTACTCCTGCATTTGCAGCTAAAACATTAGTTATTAATGGAGTAACTAAAAAACTATTTGCAAGAAATACAGGATTTCAACAGGCATTAGACCAAGGAGCTAATACTATCAATTATAGTCTTACATATCCTTGGTGTAAAATTCTAGGAGTAGAAGTAGTAGGTGCTGAAACTTTAGATTATTGTGATTTTGAAGTCTATGATAATGCTCAAGGTAGTTACTCTGGTGTCCCTAATTTAAAACTTAATCAATTTGCATACTCTGTTAATATCCCAAAAGATTACTATATTAGACTCTCTCAATTTGATGCTGATATTTACCAAGGAATGGTTATTAAAATAACTTATAACTCAGTATCTGCTAAGTCTGTGGGGATTAATCTAATAATGAATGAAGTTAAAGACTAATGAGAACCTTAACAATAGGTTTTTCTAAGCCTATTAATAAAAGATTGCCACTTTTTAGTTGGTTTATAAGACTTTTAGAATGGACTCCTTATTCTCATGTATATCTCAGATGGAAATCGGGACGTTTTGAAAAAGATCTGGTATATCAAGCATCAGGTACTACTGTTCATTTTTTAATGGGATGGCGATTTGATAAAAAGGCAGAAACTTTAGATAGTTTCGAAATAGAAATGTCAGAAGAATTACACAGTCTATTAGTAGATAAGGCTATGAATTATGCAGGTTCTGATTATGGAATAAAACAAGTCTTCGGTATAGCTATAGTAAAGCTTGCTAGACTATTTAATAAGGACATTAAAAATCCATTTGCAGATGGAGAATCTACTTGGGTATGTTCAGAAATAGTTAAAGAACTAATAGAGGATTTAGGAATAAGTATCCCTGTTCACAGGGATAATGTAACTCCTAAAGATATATACAATATATTGAAAGAGGCGAGAGATGGCAACAATTAGAAGTAAACCAAAAGTAAAAGGCGTAGCAGGGTTTTTTAATACTCCCCCTAAATCTAAATTATTAAAAGACTATAGAGCTTTAAAAAGATATAAAGTTTTATTTTATACCAGTTTACTAGTTAACTTGTTTTTATTTTCTGTAATTTTTAAGGAAGAACTCAAGATCTTCTGGGGTTCCTAGTCCCCACATGTTTTCTTTTCCAACATCAAAGCACTCTACATAGCCACCGTCTTTGATTAACTGGTTAAAAGTAGGAGCTACATAGAACTCTCCACGATGCCGTATATTAAGCGCTATCATCATTTCAGCAGCTCTTACGAACTCAGAGCCTTGTTTCCAGTTATAGATGCCTACAGTAGCCTCAGAGCTTACAGGCTGCTTCTCTACAACTTTAATAACTTTATTAAATCTATTACGTACTACAAAGCTCCATTTACTTTCTGTACGCTCCATAGTCATAATAACACCTTCGTAGTTACTAAATAAATGATCTACCTCTTGTAGGTAGTTATCAATATTATAATCTATGAACTGGTCGCTGTTAGCCATCATTAGAGGGTTAGAATTATTAATATAATCTTTAGCTAAGAGTACAGTACAAGCTGCTCCTTCGGTTACAGAATCAATAGGTATAATAACACAGTTATCATTAGTAGCCTTTTTAAGGATATCATATCCTCCATAATTCTCTAGATGTTCACGTTGAGCAATGAAGATAAATCTATGAGGTCTACTAGGAGTTAGATTATCAATAACTCTTTCAATCATCCTTTTACCTTTAACGTCAATAAAAGGTTTAGGATCTTTATACCCAGCTTCTGCAAAACGAGAACCTAATCCTGCCATTGGCACTACAATATTAGTTACTTTCATTCTCGATCTCCTTAATTTTATTCTTTACGAAATCTAGAGTAACTTGAAATACACCGTCAGTTACTTCAAGAACATGTGCTCCTGAAGCACGAGCAGCTTCTATACCATTTTTATTATCTTCAACGATCAGCACTTCTTCAGGCTTAAGTCCTAGCTTAGCAATAGCAATATTATAAATCTCAGGATTAGGTTTAGCTTTACTAACATCCTCATTAGATAGTGTAAAGTCAAAGAACTTACCAAGACATGATACTTCCATAGCAGCATCTACAGTAGCCCTAATAGAATTAGAACAAAGACCTAGAGCATATCCCTCAACTTTAAGGGTAGAGAGCAGTACTAAGTGTTCTGCTATAGGCTGACACTTCTTCATTACCAGGTTAGAGGTTAAGTCTTGTTTTAGTTTATTAATGAATTCAAAATCTCTTTTATGAATCCTACCCATACTCTCTAACATTTCTAATTTCTTTTTAGTAGGTAGCCCATCAAAGATAGTTAGATGTTCTTCTTCACTAATAGGTTCACTTTTATTAAAACTAAGTGCTCTGTTTAAGGCATCTTTGTGCAAATCCTTAGCGTCTAGAAGTACGCCGTCTAAATCTAGACAAATTGCTTTTATTTTACTCATTAAAGAATAGTTTAGCAGATTCAGGATATTTTGTACAGAGGTAAATATCAAAATGAGAGTACTCTTTTAGAGACTTCCAGAAAGCTTTATAAGGCCTTCCATGAAGTTCAGGAGATACTATACAGACTTCTTTATCATCAGATAAATATTCAAGAACAGCTTCTTTATCTACCCAATCGTATTGCATCTGATCCATCCAGATCCCATCAGCTTCTTCATAAAAAGCAGGAGTTTCATATTCACTGACTCGTGTAAATACTGTATAACCTTTAGATAGTAGCTTTAAGGATTCAGGAACGGCGGCATCAAATATAAAATAATTAAAGGTTTTATTAGCAATATCAGAGGCACTAATAATATCAGACAGATAATGGTCTAATCCACTGCTCTTAGCATTAATAGCTATAGTCTTGGTAGTAAAACAAGGTAATACGTATCGTAAGCTACCTTGAGTTCTATTAGGATCATGTCCTAATTCTAAGTCCTTATAAGTAGCCCATACGTCTACCTCTATACCGTCATAAGGTATAGGATCATTACAATTAAAGTCATTACGTCTATGTGCTAGTATTTTCATTCAGAGCCTCTCCAGTAATGGGTATTTCTTTTATAGTTTATAGCTCCTCCGGTAGTAAAGTGAGCATCTAAGAATAAACACTCATTATTGGAGGCTGTAGTGTAATGTCCACTATCCAGCTCTATAAAGTGTAATATCTTTTGCTGCTCTGGATCTTCAGAAAATCCACCATCAAAAAAGTCTATAGAAAACATATATCTACCTATTCCATGTTTAGTTTTAACATTATAGTTTCTAAAATATGATATCTCTAAGATGCCAGCTTTATTACCTAAAGCTCCCCATTCATGTATTTCTTTCTTATCACATTTTAAATGGCAAATAGCCTCAAGAGGTAGTTTAGAATATAAAGCACCTTTAGTCGTATGTACGTGAAATAATAAAGGTCTATTCAGTAGTACTGTCACAGCTACTACGTAACAATCCTCGTACTCTCCATGACCTGATTCTAAATCATGTAAGTACTCACTTCTAACCTTAGCTTTAAAAAATGGTAGGTTTAGAGTTTCCATCTTATAGATTATACCAACTAGTTACTTTAGCTAACAATTCAGGATAGCTCTTATAACGCTCTCTAAGGGCTTCTTTTACAGGCTCTACCCAAGCCAGTAGCTCGGTATTATCTCCTTTTACAGAGGCCTCCAGGCCGTTCCATTGAGCTTCTGCATTAACCCTACGTTTGTTCTCAGCTCCTGGGTGATCTAGCAAGCCTTTATCCATCTTCACGTCAAACTCTTCCTTACTCATAGTAACATAGTGATGGTTTATAAACCTTTGCATTGGATATGAGGGTTTATTCCAAGGACTAGTTACTTTGTTATTATACTCATCTACGCAGTAGTTACCTGGAACATAATTAAATATATGAGGACATCCAGCATGTCCTACTGCTTTACCAGGCTGCACTATAGTTTTAATATGATGGTTAGGCTCTTCAGATTCTGAGGTGAATCTTTCTATAATAAGTCCTGGTTCTTTCTTACCTTTCTTATTAGAGTTAAATAGCTTCCAGCCTACAGCCACCCCAGCATATCTTTCAAAAGGCTTAAGAGCTTCTACTAGCGATGTTCCAGGAGACCAAATCCTCTCGTCAATAGCATGAAAGTGTAGCCATTTGGTAAGCCCCTCTTGTTCTTTGCAGAGGTGATTCATCATCCAGAAGTTATTTCTTTGAGTAATATGAGGAGGATATTGACGTAGTTCTACTAGTCCTGCTTTAATATAAGGAACCATCATTTCAGCAGTGTCATCTGTAGATTTATTATCATAGAATATAAAACGATCGAAACCTTGTAGTATATGAAATTCTATATACTCAGCGAGGTAAGGAGCCTCATCACGTATCCAATAAGCGCCTGTCAAATTATACATTCTTAATAGCTCCTTTAATGGTAGCTAACTTTTCTTTAAGTTCTTTATTTTCTTTTTCTAAAGCTTCTAAATATTCTTGATCTTTTAATAGCAATCTACAAGATTGTTTTATATCTAATACGTAGTCTCCTTGACTAGATCTACTAGTAACTAAAGTTTGAGGGCCTTGCTCTATTACTAATAAGCCTCTAGATACTAATTCATTTAATTGCTCTAGTATAATAGCTTCTTGATGTTTTGTAGCCTTAGTAAGTACTTCTGAGGCTAGATCCGACATATGACTTATTGAATCTTTAAAATCACTCATATTTAAAAATGCTTTAGACTAGGGTCTAAAAACTCCTTTATCTTATTTATATCATAATCCTGTACCCCAGTAAATACAGAAAGAGCCTTTACAGTTTTTACTGTGTCGCTTAGTAGGTCTCTATACCATATGACTAAGGCTTGTCCTATAGCGTCAGAGTATATCCTAGTCTGGTAGTTCTGATAGATACGTCTAGCTTTCTTTTCATCAAAACCATCCCTATCCATAAGAGAGGCGGTTACTTCATCCTCAGACCTAAGCACTATAATATATTTAATATCGATACCTAGCTTATCACAAGCAGCTTGGTACAAAGGGACGAGCACACTAATACGAGGATCTTTTAATACTAAGTGATCTTTATCTTTAAACTCTTTTTTAAGGAGTCTTTGAAGAGGTGCTCTATTCATAGCAGCTAGCAGCATATGCTTATCCCACTTACTTACGTCATCCCAAGAGCAGCCCATAAAATCCAACACCTTTTCATTATGCTTATGGAAAGCCATATGCTCGAAATAGCCTTTAGGGTTATGCTCCGTAGGCGGCATTAGATCATCCCCTAGATGCATACCCATAGCAGCTAGTGTACCAGCAGTAGCACTAGTACCACTTCTATGACACCCCAGAACTAGATATAGTGTTTTATTCTTTTCCATTATAAAACTTCTCTATGTCCTCTGGGCTCATGTCTTTCTTCTGAGCTGCGGTTTTACGTTTAAGATCTTCTGAGTCCTGTTCTAATTTCTCTTGTTCCTTTTGCAGACCACTTTTCTTTTCTTCTAAGATGGCGTCTACAGATTCTGCATCTCCCTGCATTACTTTAATTAATAATTTCTTATTCTTAGTTACTAAATACACTATAAAACCAGCCATTAACATAAAGGTTATGGTAATTATCTTCCAAACTTTTATAGTACTTTCTTTTAAGCTATTCATACAGTTCTCCAGTATTTTTTATGTATAATTGTACCATCTATCTTACCAAATAGTCCAGGTTTAACTAATTCATAGCCTTCTAAATCAGCTACAAGTTCATCAACTATATGAGGATACCGTTTACATGCTATTTGAATAGCTATATTATAAACAAAAGCTTGGTATTTAAATACGAGTCTTTGTAGCCTAAGTCTGTGAACTACCCTACCTAGAAATAGATCTACTTTATACATCCAGCTAGGCCAAGTATATCTAACATAGCCAGGCTTTACTAGTTGATGTATAGCCCACCAGCCTGTATAAAAATAAGGATGGTCTCTAAATGTCCCAAATTTCTCTTTACCATGAGAGCCTATTCTACCGTATCGTCTCCAAAAGTCCATAATAAAATTAATAGCCGTATTCAGGCTATTCCAATCAAAGTCTTCGTCTCCCCAATTATGATATGGCATATTAAAATTCTCCGTCTACGATATTAGCAAAGTTAGGTCTAATTAAAGAAGCTACTTTAGAATTTAGCTGCTTATATATAAGTTTAGAATCTTTCTTATCTAAAGCATCTAACTCTTCAGATTTATCTTTTCTAAAGTCTTCAATAACATCTTTATTCATAAGTCCCATAAGCTTTCCAAAGTCCTTATCAGTTACTACTCCTATTTTAGATAGAACATTTCTTAGCCTATTCTCTATTATATATGAAGCTCCTTCATCTATCAAGCTTTTTATATTATCAGGAAGCTCAGGCTTAGGAGCTTTAGGTTTATGTTCTTTTTCAGTGAATTTCTCATTTTTATTCTTTATAATTACTCTAGTACCGTCGTAGACGAATAAAGGAGTAATAGGTTTAATGATAGTACCTTCACATGTGTTATCCTCAAGCTCGGGCAATCCTAGCCTAACAGGGATCATAGTGTTAAAAGTATTAGAATGTTCCAAGCACTCATCAAGAGTCCCACTATACAAAGTTTCGCAGAAAGGTATTCCATTATTATATAAGAAGCCATTAACATCCTGCACTGAAAGTAAACGTCCGTCTACTACAATATCAAAGCCTATAAAATCTTGCTCTGGATTATAAAATACACCTTTTTGAACAGAAGAGTCTCCAGAGGCTTCTACATCTTTATGCGGATAATGTCCTCCATATAGTTCTCCATATACAACTACTGTAGTATCTTCAATAGGTCTATGAAAAATACCACAAATATTACTATGCAAGTCGCGTAATCCTTTTTCATACTTACTTAGTACTTTTTTATAATTAAAGAACTTCTCTTCTTCTTCAATGAATCCGGAACGCTTAGCCACTTTTATAGAGTTTTCATCAATCCAAAAGCTTAAATTAGCACCATGTACTTTCTCTTGTACTATATAAGTCTGAGAGTCGTATCCAGACTCTTTTATTTTGTTTATAAATTTAGTTCTATATGAGTTTTCTATTGAACTGTACTTTTTAAATTCCATTAGTAGCTCCTATTACATTTGATTTAGGTCTTATAGTTTTCATAACTAATTTATCTAAGTTATCAAACTTTCTATATAGTACAGGCCATATAGCCGCCGCACAAAGACCGTTTATCTGCTTGGCTTTTAACCCTAGTATCTTTTTAAACTCTTCAGAGCCTACGCTGACTTCAGGGTTATCGCACTTAACTCTATCAATTACTTCTGATGCTCTAAGGAGTAATACTTGAAAAGTGTCTTGGTAGAGATCCTCTAGTTGTCTAGTAAGCTCATCAGCCTCTTTTCTAAATTCTTCAGGAAGTTGTGTTAGATAGTCTATCTTAACTTTACCATTCTCCATAGACTCATAGAAGGATAAAGGACTCATTTGAGAAATCATCCTGTGGATTCTGCAGTACTCTGCTCCTTTTATCTTAACCCTAAGTCCTGATTGGAATCTAACTACGAAGCCTTCTTTATCTTTAGGTAGGGTCTTTTGTAAGGCTACCATCTCACCAATAGTATAATTATACTCTTTTACTAAAGGCATACCTGAAGTCTTAGAAATAGTAAGTAGCTCGTCTCTAGAGCACTCCTGCTCTGTGACTAAGTTATTAGCAGCTAGTAAGACCAACTCTTCTCTATTTCCATAATTAGCTACTATTTTATTATCAGGATAGATAATCTCAGCCATAAGAGTAGTAGTTTTAGGTATACTAGACATATCATACTTTTTAAGAATCTCTAATCCTTTAACAGCCTGCTCAGAACTAAAAGCCCCACGAGTAGCTACTCTCCACTCATTCTTATAGTTATAAATAATACCAAGACTTCCATCCATCTTTTCAGTGACTACGTAAGGTTCGTCTGGCAGATTACTTAGACTAGTCTCAGACATTTCCCCTAAATTAAAAAACTTGGACATAGCACACGCTACTAACTTACCAGTAGACTTTTCAAAGATAATACCTCTACTTATTCTAGTAATCTCATTCCAAGCTCTTTCAAATGTGCACTGATCTGTATAGTTGTATAGTACTAAATCTAAATCATCACTAACTACTCTTCTTACATTCTTAGACTTTACTTCATTCTCAAATGGCATTAAAGTAAGACTAACATCGGAGCTATATTTATTAGTAAGTCTAGTAGGTATAAAATATTCTCCAGAGTTTTTAAGCTCTAGTATATCGTCTTCACTAAGAAGTTTAAGATCTGCATCGAAACACACGTCTATCATATTTCTTTTTTTACGATAATGTCCATGTAAATGTCCGTGAAGATAAAAAGAGTTAGGATTATTAACTGCCCTATATTCTAAGAACCTATTATCCTCTTCTATGCAAGGAGGTAAGTGAGTCATATAAACAGAGCTTCCATCCTTAAGAGTAAGAATAGTATCTGTAAATACATCCTTCCATCCAGCGTCTAAGTATTTATTTCTTTGTTTAGCTAGTTGATTTTGGTCCTTATGGAAAGTCTTAAATCCAGCATCATGATTACCCAGAATTAAATATTTAGTACCATTTAGTTTATTGACTAGATAAGAGTCAAACACTTTAGATTTACTTATACTAAAATCTCCTAAGAAAAAGACTTTATCATCAACAGCTACTTGAGAGTTCCACTGAGATATAATAGCTTCATTCATCTCAGCTACATCATTATAAGGGCGGTTACAAAACTGTATAATGTTCTTATGGTGAAAGTGTAAATCTGACGTAAACCATCTAGCCATTATAAACCTCGTATATATCATACTCTATTCTAGTTACAGGCTCATAATTTTCTTCATAGAAATCTAGAATCTTATTGGCTAGGGCTTCATCATTAGCAGCTACGGTAGGATGGTTATATCTACTAACTACCCTCTCTAGACAAGTAGCTCTAGGAGTTTTAAATTCTATAATGTGGATTGAGTACCCAGCTTCTCTAGCAGGTACGATATAACGTGACCTTTGGATACTATTAAAGTTCATACGATCAATTACTATTAATTCTTCTCCAGAGTCTAGAGCTTCCTTAAATGCCTTACGATGTCCTTTAGATCCTAGCTCATCTTGATTAATTCTAGTATAGTTAGAGTAGTGTTTACAAGATGTAGATTTACCAGCCCCAATAGGTCCTACAAGGACAACTAGTGTTTTCATTGATCCTCCTCAAAAATAAACAACTCATTGAATTTTCTAAGATGTTCTTCAAGTCCTATATTCTTAAAGCATACATTACCACTAGTTACTTTGTCAATACCATTTTCTACTCCTACAGCTATAGCGATAGCTAGAGCATCTGTCATGTCATGAGGAGTAGCTCTGGCCTTTCCGGTAATATTAGATAGGATAGTCTCAGGAACCTTCATATAAGCTTCCACAGCCTCTCTAGTGGGCTGTTTATAGTCGCGCTTACCGTTAGCATAGCTGGGCTTAATGCCAAGCACGCGCCTCCAGGAGGGCGGAGGGACCTCTTGCATAGGCACTAGGGTAGGATGCGTACACCTCATTTCCAGTAAGTGGTTGATAGTAGGTACTACCGCTACTCCCATACGTAGTTTAGGATTCATAAAATAAGCTTCAGTAAAGACTTGAGCAGGGACTGGAACTATTCCATTTATTAAGTATTCAAATGCATAATGCATATATATTAACTTCTTGCCTTTAGACCAGTTAGGTTTAGTCCAGAGCATACCTGCATGATGAATATAAAGTTCTTTATTATCTATCTCAGCTAGAGCATAGGCTAGGTGAGCTGAAGAAGGATCTATAGCAAGAAATGGAACATTTTGAGGTAACTCTAACATTACCTTAGTATATCAGAAATAGCGGGCCGCTGTCAATTATACTAGTTACTTACTAATAAGTATTACTTTTCGATAAGAACAACTAGAGTCTTCACATAAGGCTAGTTTCTTAAGACCTACGTCTATTTCTTTAATCTTCTTACTGCAGATAGGACACTTGTTAGCTTTAGGAGATTCCTGTTCTCTGACTACCTCTTTTAAGATAATAGTAGGTTTCGCTTTGGCTAGTTGTTTTTTAAGGTCTCTGACTTGAGCCTCTAGGTTACGTATAATTCCTCGTAAGTGTTCAATCTCAGAGGAAGTCTTTTTCCTCGCCATCTAATATAATATGTTAGTCCAGTATAGCATCAGCTAAGCCATAAGCTACAGCTTCTTCTGCGGAGATATAATAATCAAACTGAATTAACTTCTTTAACTGCGCTCTAGTAAACTTAGGTTTATTTTCTCTAATTCTTTCTAGATATAAATCTTCCATCCACTTATCATATTTTCTATTCTCTTCTAAAGCTCTCTCTACGTTCTTAACGTGATCTTCTAGGCCTATTTCTCCGTAGTGTAGCATTAGCTTAGCATTAGGCGCTAGAATACGCTCATCAGCCGCTTGTAGTATGATAGAACCCATACTCATGGCACAACCATATACCTCTATAGTAACGCTATTATTGCAAGCTTTAATAGCATCAAAGATAGCCATATTTTCATTAACGTCCCCACCTAAGTGATTCATTATGATAGTAATAGGTTTGTCTCCATTAGGAGCTAAACTATCTAATACTCTTAGATTCTTGATGGTAGTCATCGACCTAGTAGATTCAAGTGAGTCATCAGGTAAGTTTCCCAGTATCACTAATCTATTATCTACATCAACATCATACTGTAGGAATCTATCAATGTTATCATATCTTTTGGTTGCCATATTATAAAATCCGAGTATAAGGTTCAATAATCTCCTCAAGGCTCTTATCACTATCGGCTCCTTTAAGCTGTACATATCTTAAGTCTCCTACCGCATGGTCAGGAGTAACTTCCCATATCTGTTGCGTAGGATGATTTCCCCAGATACCAACTCCACCATTAGCATACTGATCTAGTCCACTTAAGCAGCCATTAATCATAATTAAAGCTCCAGAATCAAGAAGCTGAGTAGTAGGAGTATGCACATGTCCTGTTACTAGAACATCTACTTTATTAGCAGCCGTATTATCAAGATCAGCTAGCATGATATTATTTAGTTGGTTTTTAATGCTACTCATATTAAGAGACTTACCAGGTATACCCACATTAACTACAGTATCTCCATGCGTCATAAAGTAGCTATGATCGTAAATCTTAAACCTAACATAAGGAGTAAGAGGGATATCAAATTCTACATTCTTATGAGTTTTCAAAGATTCTTTAATAGCTAGAAACAACATATTCTCGTAGCTATCCCATTTATGAACGGTAGCTCTTTGTTTAGAACTCTTATGCATAGCCCTACCATGATTACCAGGTGAGCATTTAACACTAATAGATTTAAACTTAGTAGCTAAGAAGCTAAGAGCTTGAGACAGCAATTTAAGTGCTCCTGCGAACTGTTCAGTAAGAAGGTCTACTGACCATTCTTGGTTGTGAATAACGCCTGCAATCATATCTCCATTAAGTAATACTACTAGGTCTGTTTCTTTTCGATATTCAGGCTTATAGTCTGCTATTTGCTTAACTAAGAGAGCTAATCTCCTAGCAGCAACTTCCCAGTTAAACTCATTTAAATTACCCATCTCTTGTTTTTCTATATTACACCCAAAGTGTGTATCAGAGATATTAGCTACTAAAGTACGAGCACTAGGCTTTTTAGACTTCTTAGGAGCCTTAATAGCCTTATGTACTTTAATAGGGCTATCTTTTAGAATCTCTTGTAGCTCTAAGATAAACTCTTCTTTTACATAAAAGTCTAAGCCATATTGACGGTCTAGTTTGTTCTTATGCTGTCTAATTACAGCAGACGCGGCTTTAGCACTAAGGTCACTATTATCATCGAAGTGAGCTTTAACTATTCCAGTATAGCCACCCAACCGTCGTAACTGCCAATCTGTTATTTCTAATTCTGTATTCTTAAGAAATTCAGCTTTAGTAACTTCATGAGGATGCTTTTCTAAATTATCTGCTACTTTTTGTACACTTCTTAATATTCTTGTTAGTAGTTCTTTACTTTTCATGTCCACCTTCTTATTTGTTTTAGTACTAGTTACTCAGACAGTAACTCACCGTCTTCATTAAGGATTGCTACTGATCCCCACTGATCCTTGTTAGCATTCTTGTAGTCATCAATAGCTGCTTTATCATTAGGTATGATAGCATCAGCAGTTATGACAAACTCTCCAGTATTGGATGAGTTAGTTACGTGGTTTTTTTCTACTATAATCTTAGATACTATTCCGAATTGAATAGACTTGCTATCTTTAGTAGCTGATAGTTTTTTAGATTTACTAAACTTAAGAACTAAACTAGAAGAATAATAAATACCCTCTCCTCCGTAATATTTTAAAGTAGTAGGTCCTCCAGGAAAAGCAGGGGGCTTATCGTAGGCATGGTTTATAAAAACTAATCCTGCATATTTAGGACTTATTAATTTCCTAGTATCGTCTATTCTATGTTGAATAACTCTCATATTTTCTCTAATGACTCTTGAAGCTTTCATCATGGCTCCTCCAAGTTCAAGCTCTCCTGTCTTTTTATTAAGCTTAATAGAATCTTTACTTATAGAATTGCCTATAGAGTCTACAAAGAACATAATATCTAAAGGAAGGTCCCCATTGCTATGCATATTAAGGTAGTCAATTATAACTTTAAACACGTCCTCTAAATATTCTGCATATTCTACTATACAGAGTTCTTCTTCATTTCGTTGATCTTCTGGTAAGTCTCCAGTATATTGTAATCCCATAGATCTAGCCCTATCCCAAGATACTTTACCTTCTGTAATAATAAAGATAGGGAGTATTCCTTGTTTTTGGCACTCAGCAGCAGCATGAAAAGCTAATGTGGTTTTTCCAGTATCACTTCTTCCATAAAGTTGAGTAGTTCTTCCTAGAGGAAGACCAGGCATACCTAATACAGGCTTTAAAGCTTCTGCTAAATTAACAAACTTTTCTTTTTTAACTTCATTAATTTCAGACTTTCTTTTCTTTTTTATATCTGATAGTTTAAATTTCTTACTTGTCATATGAGGAGTATATACTTTATAATAATTAAATGTCAAACAGATTATCACACAGTCAAGTAAACACTTTTATGACCTGCGGTCAAAAGTATAAATATCATTATATAGATAAGCTCAGAGAGAAGGTTACTTCATCGGCTCTTTTATTCGGATCAGCTATAGATGAGGCTTTAAATTCAGCACTTATAGCTAAGAGAGAAGGCACCCTGACTGACGATTGGACTCCCTATCTTGCTAAATTTGAAGAGTTCTGGACTAATGGCTTCATTAACAAGAAAAAAGAAAGTCTACTTAATAATGAAAAACTAGTGTATGCACAGGCCGATATGGATTGGGACCTCCTTACTGATTTTGAATTACAAGAACTTACCACTCTAGGAAAAGGTGATCCTAAAGATAAATTTAAAGCTATAGCTCAACAGAAATCAGAAAAAGGCTGGCTTAACTTACAACCAACACAAAGGCAGTTTTATAACTATTGTAACTGGCTATCCCTTAGACATAAAGGTAAACATATGTTAGAGGCTTACAGGGTTAATATAATACCTAGAATAAAACAGGTATTAGAAGTCCAGATGAAGCTTGACTTTGATAATGAAGAAGGTGACAGCATTCTAGGATACTTAGACTGCGTAGTAGTATGGGAAGACGATACTATATTAGTAGTTGACAATAAAACATCAGCTAGAGATTATGAACTAGACTCTGTTAGAACCAGTCCCCAGTTAGGTTTATATAAAACCTTTATGAGAGAAGTGTACGGAGATAATATAAAGGCCGCGTTTTTCGTAATAAAAAAAGCTATGGCTAAGAATAAAAAGAAGATATGTGATACTTGTAATCATGATGGGAGCGGATCAAGAGCAAGAAGCTGTGATAATACTATAAATGGTAAAAGGTGTCCAGGACAGTGGATAACTACAGTAGACGCTAAGGCTGAAGTACAAGTAATAATAGATGACATTCCAGATAGAGTAGAGACAATGATTGTAGAAAACTTTGACAGTGTAAACAAACTAATCAATACTGGAATCTTTACTAAGAACTTTAATTCTTGTAAAGGTAAATTTGGTTTATGTCCTTACTATAATCTTTGTTGGAATGACTCAAAAGAAGGCCTTGACACTGTCGAGTAACTAATGATAGGATGCATATATGTTTAATAGTAAGTTAAAAAACATGAAGGATGCGAGGTAGAGAAGAAATGCCAAAAGTCAAAATCGGTGAAGAAAAAAGAAAAGAATTAGGAATTCTAAATGAAGAAGGAGTTAAAGTGAAAGAACCAAAATTAAACCCACTAGCAGACGTTGGAATGTATCTAGGTATTGAGTCTAGACCTGAAGGATACGTAATTGTATCTCTTTCAGTGGATGGAGACACAGTAGCTAAAAAAGATGAGTATAAAGCTGATTTCTCTAAAGGAAGAGCTTTAGAGGCATTTAAACTAGCCAGCGGTAAATTTATCGTAGGCTTTAATAGTAAAGCTAAACAGCTTAAGAAAGGATAATTAATGAAAACAAGTGAATCTGTAAAAAACATCTTACCAGCTATCTTTAAAGTAAAGGGGGAAATGAAAACTTTTACTAAAGGAGCTAGTAATCCTTATTTTGATAGTACTTATGTAGACTTGAATGCCCTTCTTGAAGGAGTTGAACCCTTGCTAGCAGCTAATGGTATGATTCTACTTCAACCAGTAAATGGAAATACAGTAGAAACTGTTATTCTTCACAGCTCTGGGGAGTTTATTTCTAGTAGTATGGACATGGTGCTGGCTAAGCAGGATATGCAAGCGGCAGGCAGTGCTGTAACGTACGCTAGACGTTATAGTCTTCAATCCTTGCTAGGACTTAAGGCTGTTGATGATGATGGAAATCTAAGCTCTGGTAAGACTGTAAAACCTCAACAAGAAGCAAAGAAACCAGCGGCGGCTTCAAAGAAGTCTAATTTCAAGCCTAAACTTAATAACAATAAAGTAGAAACTCCAGCACCTGCTACAGCAGGAAGCTGGTCATAAAGGAGACAAAATGAGCAAATTTACAAGAATCGGACAAATCAGAAAGAATAAAACTAAAGATGGTAAGGAGTATAAGAAACTAGTACTTGAGAAATCATTTCTAGATAATGCTCCAGCCGTACTTAAAGAATGCTATACTGATAAAAAGGGCGACAAGCATCTTTATCTATTTGATGCTAAAGAGGGCGCTCCTGACTTCGTAGTAGCTAACATCTGCGCTAAAATGGAGGAGTAATGAATAAAAAACCAGAAGTACGAAACATAACTAGCCTAATATGGGCACTAGATCCTAACACTAAAGAGTTACCTAGAATAGTATTGGCTGAAGCTTCTGATTTTGTAAAGATTACTATAGACATGTTTGAGTCTAAAAAGAAAGAACCTAAAAGTCTTTCTAAAGAAGATATTAAACAAACTGTAGTAGATTCCCTACTTCAATTATGTGAAGATCTTAAAAAATTAGAATTTTAAAACAGAGGAGCATATGCTACTACCTGGAGATCAAGTGAAATATACAAGGCTTACTCGTACCCTAAAAGATAAAGGAAAGCTGATTCCAATAGAGGAAATTTACGATAATGTAAATGACCATGAGCTAGATTGGTATCGTTCTATATTCTTTTATAACGATAAACATTATAAAGACTTTAAAGATAAGAAAACAGTACGAGGTATCTTTGATCTAAAGACTAACTTCCTTATCTGGGATTTTGATTCCAAGGGGGAGATCGATAAAGCTAAAAAAGATACTATAGAACTAGTTACTAGACTTATTAATAATGGTATAGCCCAGGATGAGTTTAATGTATGTTTTTCTGGAAACAAAGGCTTTAGTGTAGAATTAGAAACTACTACAGAACTAACAACAGATCAGTTTAAAAAGATTACAAGTTCTTTAGCTGACGGACTAGCAACGAGAGATACTAAAATAGTAAATCCTAGTAGAGTTTTTAGATTGCCTTTCACTAAGCATCCAGACTCTGGACTGTATAAGATACCTCTTACTATAAATGAGCTTTGTGAATTAACATCAGATCAAATTAAAGACCTAGCTAAGACTAATGATAGATTTGATATGTGGAGTAGTAACTTAGCTGACATACCCGAGTCTATGATCCCATCAGCAGAAGAGACCTCTATAGAAGAAAGTAAGTCAGACGTTCAAGTTATTAAAAGTGTAGAAGAGTTAGACTTTTCAAAGAAGCCTAAGAATATGCCGTCTTGTAAGTACGCTATAATGCATGGATTCTTTGATCCAGGTAATAGGTCTAATTCTCTTATAGCGCTAGCTGCTCATTTTAAAAATCAAGGTTTTCCTAAAGATGTAGCCTTTTATGCGCTTAAAGGAGCTTCTGAGCTACAAGCAGCCAGAACAGGACAATCGGTATTTAATGAAGATGAGATCAAAGCTAATATTATAGGACAAGTCTATAGTAATTACTGGCAAGGAGGAACCTATTCTTGTAAAGATCATGAGTTTCTTAAAGAGACCTGTGATAAGTTAGGTGAACATTCGTGCGATAATAAACGAAAAGATAAAGAAGATTCTGTAATAGGACTAGATAAGCTAACCAATAAATTTATCTCATTTGCTAAGGACATAGAAAAGAATAGAATCTATACAGGAGTTGAGGAGCTAGACTCTAAACTAATTCTAACATTAGGAATGAGTACTGGATTACTAGGCGCTCCAGGAAGTGGTAAGAGTTCGATGGCTTTTAATATTTTAAATAGTACCTCTATGAAGGGTATTAAGTCTGTGTTTTTTAGCTTAGACATGGGATGGCACCTTGCCTATGGCAAGCTGCTATCTAGACAGACTGGTATTAACTTTAAAGAGATGATAGAACTTTGTAAAAAAGAAGATGACAGGCTTAAAGATTGGAATAGTAAATTAATAGAAGACTTTAAAAATGTAGCTTGGACTTTTAAATCAGGAGTTAGTGTTGATAACATACGAGAGATGATACAGAGAGAAGAAGAGAAGGGTGGAGAAAAGATTAAACTAGTAGTAATTGATTATCTAGAATGTCTGATTGGCCCCTATGCCGATGCTACTGCTAACGGAGCATACCAAGCAGCTAAATTAAAAGATTTAGCTACTGATCTAGAGATTTGTGTTATTACGCTAGTGCAGCCTCCTAAGAGCGCTGGAGACGCTTCTAAGCCCTTAACATCTATGCGACAGATAAAAGGAGCTTCTACGTTAGAACAGAACTTCAGAGCCATTATATCAGTACATAGAGAAGGTTTTAGTCCTAATCACCCAGAAGAAGATAAGTTCTTAACACTTAACTGTTTAAAGAATACAATGGGAGGTTTATTTAGTATTGATTTAGGATGGGAAGGAGTAACCGGAACACTTAGAAAGCTAAGTCAGAATGAAAAAGCAGAGCTAGACATGATTAGAAATAGGAACTCAGACGAAGAAAGCGACAAAGGGAGATGGTAGTAGCAATAGATCTGCTAAAGAGCTTCTTAGGAAGCTTTGTACTTGTTACTACTAAACTAACGCTTATTACTGAGGATGAGCTTGGAAATACCTTTTCTACTAACGAGACCGTTGATGGCTATCTTATGGGACTAGATGATAAGTTTATCTATATAGGAGATAATAAAGAAGCTTATACTATGCTAGCTTTAGATAGTATAGGCTATATACAAAAGACTACTATAGATGAAGAAGAACCTATGGGAGTACTGAATTAATCATGCTTTGGAATAAGAATAAGTCTATAAAGATTATCACTACTACCGAAGAACTAAAGGAATTAGAAGCTAAGTATTTAGCCGCTGAATATATAGCATTTGATACTGAGACTACAGGCCTTGGAAGATTTGATGAATTTGTTGGTATTGGTTTTGCTCTTAGCGAAGATGAAGCCATATACATACCTTATAAGATATACGATTTAGCATCAAAGAGTTTAAAGTATCCTTGGACGCTAGAAGCTATAGATTATATAGACGCTTGGATAGAAAAACAGTTAACTCATAAAAAAAGATTAATCTGTCATAACGCTAGCTTTGACTGTAAAGCAGTAGATAATACTTTATGCTTTGATCCTATCGATTATATATACGCAGATACTGGTTTACTACACCATACCGTAATTGACGAAGAACCTCCACATGGTCTTAAGAACTTGTCTATTAAATTTCTAGACGAAAGTGCCGCTAATCCTCAAGAGGACCTTAAAGAGTCTGTAAAAGTAATGGGCGGTATATGGAAGGCTGCAGATAAAGAGTTCTACAAAGGAGCGTATACTATACTAGGAAGATACTGCTGCTATGATGTTCTCTATACCTTTGGGCTATTTAATAGATTCATGCCTAGAGTAGAAGAGGAACAGATGCAGGATTTATGGGAGAACGAAGTAATGGCTTTGCTTCCAGTAACCCACGAGCTTAATATGACTGGTATTAGAATAGATGTTGAGTACTTCAAACAGCTCAAAGAAGAAATGGAATCTAATATTAAAAACATGGAAGCTATAATCTTCTCAGAGATAGAAGAGCATATAGTAGATTATGAAGTACAGGCCGTATTAGATAAGTACAAAGTATCCTCTAGAAGTAGTCTCGGCAAGTATCTCTTCTCTAGAGGCTATAAAGGAAATGAACCAGAGCTAGTTAATTTTAGAGATGACATTATACAGTGGTATAAGACCAGTAAAAATCAAGAGAGAGTAATGAACTTAGACTCTAATAAAGATAAAGCTTTTATACTCTTTGATATATTACAACTACCTTGCTACGAGAACACTGCTACAGGGGGTAGAAAAGTAACGGCAGCCATACTAAAAAGACTAGAAGAAGAGTACGCAGAGTCTAGCGAGATACTAAAGATATTAATGGATCGATCTAAAGAAAAGAAACTTCTTACTACATACGTAGTTCCTTTTATTGAAAAGAACATTGATGGTAGGATGTACCCCTCTTTCAATCAATCAGGTACTACTAGCGGAAGATATTCATCTAACTCTCCAAACTTCCAAAACATTCCGGCTAGGGATAATAGAATTAAAAAAGGCATAGTATCAGATGATGGTTATGTATTTGTAAATGCTGACTATTCATCGCTAGAACCTCGAAGTTTTGCGAGTGTTAGCTCTGAAACTAGTATTAAGAAAGTTTATACAGATGGTCTAGATTTCTACTCTAGTGTTTACTTAACAGTAATGGGAGACTCTAGTTTATCTGCTGATCCAGAAGCTCCTAACTATTTAGGACTCGTAGATAAACAATTAAGGCAAGATACTAAAGCTTGGGCATTAGGGCTAGCTTATGGAATGAGTGAGTTTAAACTGGCTAAGGTTTTAAATAAAGATATTGAAGAAACTAAGGAACTGAAAGATAAGTATTTCAAAGCCTTTCCTAACCTACTTAAATACCATAAGACTTGTGAAGCTAGTATTAGAACTAAAGGCTACGTTACCTCTATTGCTGGTAGAAGAAGGCGCGCTAAGCTTGTGCCCGAACTTCATCGTAGAGGGTATGATCCTTTTGATAGAAAAAGTGTATATAGGGCCTATAGTAAAGGTGCTTTTAATAATTACGAAACTAATAAGAAACTAATGTCGGCGGTAGGGAATGAAATTAATAACAGTTATAACTTTGGTATCCAGTCTTTGGCTGCTTCAGTGGTTAATGCAGCGGCCATAAAAGTAAAAAAGCTAATAAAAGATAATGACTTAGACTGTAGATTAGTACTACAAGTACATGATGAGTTGACTTTGATCTGTAAAGAATCAGAGGCTGATAAAGCCTCAGAGCTTTTAAGAGAGGCTATGGAGAACAATAGAATTACAGACAAGATTGACGTTAAAATGATAGCACAGCCTTTAATAGCAAAAAGGTTGTCTGAAGCTAAATAGTAAGGTATAATATAATAATGACTCGACTGATTAATCTTAAAGTATATTGTCCTAATCCATCAGATATTACAAGTCTTTACAGAGCAGTAGGACCTCTCTCAGCGCTAAGAAAGCAGTATAGAAACTTACAGATTGATTTCGAGGCTAAGCTAGAATATCAAAGTATTGCTATGGCTGATATTGTGTTTCTTCAGAGACCTTTCGTAGATGCTCATTTAAATGTAGCCAAGGTAGCTAAAGAGCATGGTATCCCTGTGTGGGCTGATTGGGACGATAACTTGTTTGCTATACCTGAAACTAATCCTCATTATAAAAGCTATGCTAGTCCTAAGTTAGCAGAGAACATTAAACAAGTAGCTGCTCTAGCTGATATAGTTACTGTACCTACTGAACCATTAAAAGGTATAATGAGTAAATTTAGTAATAAGGTTAGGGTTATTCCTAATGCTCTATTTGATGAGTTACTAGATGAAAGTAGAATCAGCTATGATAAGAGGCGAGCGGTCATTGGTTGGAGAGGTGGACAAAGCCATAACATGGATCTTATGGATGCTAGAGATCCTATCATTAACATCTCTCATAAACATAAGAACTGGGCTTTTGTATTTGTAGGATACAATCCTTTTATTCAAATGAAAGGAATTAGAGATGGGGCTATGGGACATTTTCCTAACATGAGCTTTAAAGACTATATGAAAAACTTAAAAAGTATAGCAGCTCCGGTTCATATAGTACCTCTAGTTAATGACTCTTTTAACGTATGCAAAAGCAACATAGCTTGGCTTGAAGCCTCTACCGCTGGTAGTCTTGTAATAGCTCCAGATATGCCAGAATGGAAGAGACCAGGAATTATTAACTATAGCTCTAATAAAGAATTAGAAGAACAGATGGAGCGAGTTATTAAGTCTCCGTCTTTAGTCAAGACTAAAAATAAAGAAAGCTTAAAATACATCAAAGATAATCTATTGCTTTCTAAGATAAATAAAGATAGAATTACTTTAATTGAGGAGTTAGATGATGTCAGATGATGCACAAGACTGGGCTGATTTAGTACAAGCAGAAACCGGAGATACTCTAGAACAGCCAATCAGAGACTTTACTAAAGAGAATCATGATAAGCAATTAGAGAGTAAAGGAAAAGATAAGAAAGAACCAGGAGCCCCTACACAATACTCTCTATATAGAGATGGATATACTACAGCTACCCCCACAGTATCTAGCCTTCCTGCAGGTTCCTATGATATTATGTATGATGGTAGGGCTATTTATGCATCTCCTGTTCCAGACCCTACAGGACTCTTATTAGAGCTTCCTGAGATGAAATCAGAAGCTGTTATTAAAGCAGTAGAACTCTTCTGGGATTCAGAAAAAGATTACAAAGACGGTAATGATTTTGTAGTAGGCGGAGCTGCTTATAAAGCAGGAGTCATGCTATATGGGCCTCCAGGATCAGGCAAGAGTTGTACCATTAAGATTGTATCTAAAAAGCTAATTGAAAAAGGCGGTATAGTATTTCATACACAATCCCCTCAGATGACTATGTCTTTCCTTAAAGATTTTGCTAAGATCGAAAAAGATAGAAAAATTATAGTAATACTAGAAGATATAGATAGTTTAATCTATATGCATGGAGAGTCTAGTTTCTTAGAGATGTTAGACTCGGCTAAGAGTGTAGATAATGTACTGTTCATTGCGACTACTAATTATCCAGAAAAGCTAGATCAAAGAATCTACAATAGGCCTGGAAGATTTAGTACGGTTATCAAGATAGATTATCCTACTCCTGAAGCTAGAGCTGCCTACCTAAAAGCAGTATTAAAGAATCATAAAGATGTAGAGCATATTGTTAATAATACTTCAGGCTTTACAGTAGACCATTTATCTGCTTTAATCAATGCTGTGTATAGGGAGAAGAAAGACTTAGATCCAGAGATTAAACGTCTTAGGACTTTATTTAAAGCTCCTCTAATCGAAGAAGAGAGGAAGATTAGCTTAGGTGGAGGTAAATAGTGGAAACATATGTTAAATCTAAATTTAAAGTAGGACCTGCAAAACTAAAAAACGGTACTGATGCTTATATCTTTGAAGTTAGTAAAGAAGAGATATTCGGTAAATATTGGTTTTTAGCTAATGCAGGATCAGGTTACTGGAAATCAGCTTCATGGTTTTTGTCAGGTAGAAATCTAAAAATAGATATCTACACCTTTGGAGCACCTTTGTATATAGAGGATAGCAATTCATATGATCTAATACCAAACGTCAAGCTTGATAAGACTATTATTGATGAAGTTGAGTTTACTGCAAAGGCAAATGAAAGCTTAACAGATTCGTATCTTACGGTTAATGTTTCACTAGACGTTCGAGAATACCTTGTTAACCGTAAATGGAAGATGACGCTAGAGGAGATTGAATAATGGCAAAGCTTAGCGAATTAGAGGCGCGTGGCGAGCTGTTTGGTCGTAGGATTAGGCTCAGGTCATGGGTTTCTTCTAATGAATCCGTAATTATTGAAACTAAATTGAGCAATGGTTTGTATGTTGGGCTGTGGGTAGGTGCTTGTAATCCATTTCTTGATAAAGACGACCATGCCAACTGGGAACATGTAGAAGAACCCAAGCCCAAAAAGCGCCACTGGCTTTGGGACTACGGAACTAAAAATGGTTGGTATCTTCATATGACCTGGATGACAAAAGAAGAGGCTGATAAGGAATTAAAGGGCTGCTATGATTATCGCATCTCGCCGATATGCCCAGTGGAGGGGGTGGAGCTACCATGAAAGTTTTAGTAGCTTATGAGTTTAGCGGAGTCGTTCGTGATGCATTTAGGAATCAAGGTCATTATGCTTTTTCTTGTGATATTTTACCTTGTATTAATGATTCTGGATTTCATTTTAAAGGCGATGTAAGAGCTTTTCTAAATCAAAAATGGGATTTAATGATTGCTCATCCTCCATGTACATATCTTTGTAATAGCGGAGTAAGATGGCTTCAAACTGATAAAGATAGATGGGAGAAATTAAGAGAAGCTATGGTATTTTTCTATCAGTTACTTAATGCACCAATTCCTAAAATTGCTGTAGAGAATCCCATCCCACACAAATATGCACTACTTCCTAAATATAGTCAGGTGATTCAACCTTATATGTTTGTCCATAAAGAACGAAAGGCCACCTGCCTTTGGTTAAAAAACCTACCGCCTCTTATTGAAACGAATAATGTATTTGATGAGATGAAAAAACTTCCAAAAAAAGAGCAACAGAGAATTCACTATATGTCACCAGGTAAGGAAAGAGGAATGCATAGAAGTGTAACCTTTAAAGGTATTGCAGATGCTATGGCTAAGCAGTGGGGATCACATGACTAAATCCCTAGACCAAAAGGCTGAAGAGTATGTAGAAAACTTTAATTTAGATGACCCAGCAGATGTAGTATGTGTTGATGCCTTCAAAGCTGGCTACCTCACTCGCGACAAAGAGATACAAGCCGACCTCGACAAGTGCAAAGCTGCGCTGGAGTTCTATGCTAAAGAGCCTGTTCGCTTAATAGACCCCCTTGGGGGATTGCACTACAACCCAAATTACAACGGTGAAATAGCCAGAGAAGCGCTTAAGCAATTGCAAGAAGTAGAATCTGAAGAATAAAATGGCTAAACTATCTATCATAACTCTAACTTATAATGGACTGCATGTATTAAAAAACTGTATAGAGTCTGTATTAGAACAGTGCGCTGACCAAGACTTTGAATGGATCATAAGAGAAAATGGATCTACTGATGGTACAGTAGAATACCTTAAAGAACTAGCTGAGAAAGATGATAGACTATTTCCTATACAGTGTACTAATGAAGGTAGCTTTTCTCAGATGAATAATGAGATGTTAGAATACTGCTCAGGAGACTACGTACTCTTTTTAAATAACGATGTACAAGCCACTAGTAACTTTATTAAAGAAATGCTAGAAGTTATAGAAAATGATGAAGAGGTAGGCGCTGTAGGAGCGGTGTTAAGATACCCTGACGATACCATACAGCATTGTGGTATAGTATATGAATCTAACTGTACAGCCCATAATATCAGTACCTATTACATGGCCATTAGGGATCTTAAAAAAGACCTATACCTAAAGGATAGGGAATATCAAGGAGCTACAGGAGCCTGTCTTATGATGAGAACTGAGGACTGGGAAGCTGTAGGTCTCTTTGACGAGAGCTTTCATTGGTGCTATGACGACGTTGATCTATGCCTTAAGGTAGTCTTTGATCTAGGTAAGAAGATAGTAGTGCCCTGTAAAGCCACGCTATACCACTTTGAGAGCTGGTCTAAGGCCAATCCTAACGTCTGGGCAGCAGTCAGTAGGCTAGGAGAGAAGTGGGCTCAGAAGCTCTCTGGGGACGTATACTGGTATACTATGGACTATAACGAATATCATCGCCCTACTAAAGGGTAAGCCTGTTTAAAGAAGTCATCAAGTAACTCTTTAGTTAAGACCTCTCCATCTTTATTAAAGGGATTCATTATATGGTAGTAAGAGCCATCGTGGCTAAGTCCATGATAACAATGCCCTAGTTCATGAAGTAACAGTATTAGTTTAGTATCTCTAGTAGATCTATTCCAATGCTCTCTATTTACCAGGATATGCCCTGAATGCTTAAGGCATAAGCCTACAACATTAGTACCTACATATCTTAAAGTAGCTACAAACGATATAACAGCTTTATCATACTTGACAATATGCCCTCTTTTTAGAGCCTCTTCTTGTAGAGTCTTTAGATAAGGCTTTACCTCTATATTAGGTTTATAATAGTTGTAGAGCAGAAGTCCTGTATCAATAGTAACTATTATAAGAAGAGCAGTCAGTACTGCAGAAAGTACTCTAAAAATACTAAAGTTTTTCATTACCTTCTATCCTAGAGGATTCTACAGATAGGAGTATATTATCAAAGTTAACTACCCATTTAGTAGCATCTTCAGGGTCCGGTCTTACTAGGGTAACAGGAACTTCATAACGATGTTCCCCTATCTTTAAATCTTTTACTATGGCTTTTTGTCCTCGTTCTAATTTATCCATAACAACTTTTTATATATGAATAACCCTGGGAAGCTAATAGAGTGCCAAGATGACCAAGAGTTACTCGATTTCCTCCTTACCTATCTTACAGATAGTGCTTATACTGCCATTGTACTAAATGAGTACCCAGACGGTCAAGTCTTAAGTGATTCTGAAATTGACTTTAATATATCAATAGCACTAAGCCAGGGCTTTATACCAGTAATATGTTATAGGCTTACAGAGAAGCATTATTACGCTTTTGGACAGGCTACAGGCCTTACAGCTCTAATCCCTGTTGACATAATCAATCATTAGTTAGATTATAGGTTTATTGAGTACTCGTATAAGATCCTCAGTAACTCTGGAAGCATGTAATACTTTTATAAAATGTTCCATTTGGATATAATCAACGTCCTCTTTTAAAGAGCTTGAGTCTTTTAGAGTTTCTATTTTAGTCAGTAATTCTTCTATTAAAATAGATACTTCTTTATAATGTTTATTACCTAGCTTTATATCCATTACAATTTTCTTAGTATCTTCAGGTAGAGGCAGAGTAATCTTCCCAGTAGATAATAGTTCAATTCCTTGGTAACTTACCCGAACGGCATGACTTAACGCTTTCCAATCTACTCCATTATTATTTTTAGCTTGTCTAGCTCGGTGTCCATAGTTTTTATATATAGTAGTTAGTATTTGAAGAATATGAGTAAAAGTACAATGCCAATCAAACTTCCTACCTAGTATATCTAATGCTGGTATCTCAGGCTCTTCATTCTTTTTAGCTGGCAGTGTCACTATATGTACATGTTCTAAATCTGATAAGGCTTTTGTAATAGTTTCCCAATTATGTTTAAGCTTAGATCCTTCGAAGTCAAATTCTTTTTGTAGAGTTTTTAGAATGTTTATACACTTAGAAAGCTCTCCCATTCTAGAACCTTTAATACCGTACTTATTAGCTTGTTGTCTAGCATAGCCTATAATAGCAGTTATCTTCTTACTTAAGAAAGCTTCTCTATGAGTCAGTAAATAATCCCATGATGGGTGCTTCTCTAGTATCATCGACTCCGGAGTAAAGAGTAACTCTAAAGCTGCGGTGTCTCCAGCCTTAAGCATCTTAAAGAATTTACGTAAACTATATAACTCTACGTCTGTATCTTCTCTAGTGTTCTTAGTTAGACCATCTCCTGTAGATTGACGTACAGTATCAGGATAATCTCCTAGTAGTATCTCATCTGCGGAAGGAATATAAACTCCTTTAAAGTCCTGGTCAGAAGTCTCGGTATTAGTACCGAATAGATGAGATCCTGCTTTAGCTTTTATTAAGACTCGCATCAGGTTCTCCGTTCCTATCAAAAGACTCTATCATAGCAATTGCCACGGCAGCTACTTGAACTAACTCAGTTCTATAGTCATCCCAAGATCCATTATAGATAGATCCAAAGGTAGCTTCTAGGGCTGCTTTATTCACCTCGCCTACTTCTTCTCCTAAGATAGCTAACCAGGTAAGGGGGTCGTGGTTCTGCTGTCCCCAACGTGCATCTTGGGAGTCCCTTTCTTTTTGAATGTCTTCTAAAGCTGTACTCATTTTAAATCCACTGTTATATCACTAGAGCTTCCTACAGCAGAGCAAGCAAGAACTCCGGTTTTTTTATAACATAAATAAAAGTTTAAACTCATAGCTCCGATAGCAAAAACTAACACTAAAGCTATAGCAGCAGCTCCTAGTTTATAAATTGTTTCTTCTTTCATAACGTCTCCTTCTTATACACTTTAACTACATTATTACTAGCTTGTATCTCCGTAGTAGATAGCTTATCGTGCTCTTCTTTAGAGATTAACTTTCCTTTGTACCAGAACTTAGTTTCTTTTACTTTACCATAACTAGGAAAGCCTTTTAGGCTTCGCTTCCAGTTACCATTTCTCTTAGTAACCTGTGCCATAAAGAGCCTAGCTAACCGTTGCCTACGAGCTAGCTCTTCTGGAGAAAGTTCAGGTTTAGCTTCTTTATCTAAAACTTCTTCTGGGTTCTCTCCACTAATGTCAATTTCACCTACGTTAATTACTTTTTTACTCATAACTCTCCTATGTACTTCCAGTTCTTATTCTTTTTAAATGACTCTAAGTTTATAGCTAATAGTATATCAGAGATATACTACACTCCTTAACTTATTTAATAGCTTTACGTAGTCAACATCAGCATAATCTAATTTATTTAAAGTTACCACAACTAGTGCTCTTAGTCTAGCTTTTTCAAAAGAGTCGTTAGACCTTCTGAAATCTTTATTGTGAAAGCTGTAGCCTATAAGATCTTGTAGCGTTTCTAAGTCCATCTCATTATAAAAGTCTTTAAAATGACTTTCATACTTTAGTACTTGCATATCTATTAAATCTCCCATAGTAGTTACCCTAAGTCGAGTTTCTTACCTAAATCCTCTGCTAGTAGTATCTCTACTAAGTCTTTTACTACGGTAACTCTATCATAAGAAGTTTCTATAATACCGCATCTTAAAGAGTCTGCTACGTCAAGTATAAAAGCGTCATAATCTCCTTGAAGTTTATGGTGTTTCCCTAGAAGTCTAACTCCATTCTCTACTTTCTCAAAAGCTCTATCTACGTTTATCATTTCCCAGCCTCCTTACATAGTTTGCAGTCACAGTCTAAATACCTAGTTTCTACTTCCATCTTATGCATTAGATCATACTCTTCTTCCCACATTCTAAGTATTAGCTCTCCGTAGCGAGTTTCGCATCCGCTATTTGCTATAGGAGGACTCATACCAGCCTCTTCTATACTACAGAGTATATTTTCTGCCAACACGTCTCTAGGCCATTCGTTAGGATTAGTTCCTAAAGCCTTTTCTATAATCTTTAACATTTCAGATCGTTTCATTGCTTTCTCCCACATATCTTACAGTATTTATAGGTTTCTGTAATCCCTATGTAATCTGCCCAGTCGTGTTGCCATTCTAGTTTACACAATTGACTAGTCTCTTTAGTTTTTAGTATCTCTTCTATATCTTTACCAAGGCAGTGCTCTATAACACCTTTTAAAGCTTCCTCCGCTTGTTCGTCCTTCTTAGTTAGAAAAAACTCTAATGGGTACTCTCCTCTACCAGCCATGCCATGTATAACAGTAACCATATCATTACCTGGATTAAAGGCTACCTCTCTTTCAAAGTTCTTTAAAGGTAGCTTCTTTAGAAGTGCCTCGAACTTAGAATGCTTTTCAAAACGGTTTTGCATTATCATCCTTATTATTAATTAATGCTATTCTAATATAGTTAGTACTATTTGGATATAAATAGAAAGGCTCATGCTCAAACGCATATACTACTGCTAGGTATATCTTACCATCCCCAGGCCATACACCTAGAAAACTGTTAGAGTCTTGAAAGATGCTAGAGTTATTCATGGTAAAATCCTCATAGATACTTCTAGACTCTTGATTTTCTGAGGTATATCTATACCCTTCTATGCTATTAATGTCTACTAGCAAGTGTGTAAAGCCCGAAACTTCTTTATACTCAAAAGGGTGTATAATTTTTATATCAGACTTTGGAGGTATAAATTCTTTATTAGTATTCATACTATCCCTTCCCAACTAGATAAAACTTCAATTTTATCATGGATATAATCCACGGCCTCTGCTAGGTTTTCTGATACCATATCCTCTAGCTCGGTTAGATCGGAAGCTAGCTCTACATCAATTACACCAGAATTTGATTTATAGAAATCTAGAATATTGTTTAGTTTATTTAATGTTGCTTCTAAATCAGTGCTCATATAGTTACTCCATTCCTAAATATAAAATATATATAAATAATAGGGCAAATGCTACAACTATCATTATACACCTTCATGTCTTTCAGCGTAGTTTATAAATAATTGAAAACGGATACCTGGTATGCCTTTAGGTACATATTGATCCCATAAAGCTTTAGCATCTTCTCTAGGAATCTTAACAAGCTCAGATAGGATATTATCTAAAGCAGCGCTTCCAGCGTTTTGTGCTCTATAATCATCAGACATTTGATAAGTCCAGTCCATATTATTTAACATGGATACAATATTCTCATACATATTAAAGTCCTTTCAGTTCATATTCTTCTATAACTACTGGTTTAGAAGAAGTATTCAATACGTTTAGCCTATCCCACATACTAGGCTGTCCTGGTTCTAGTCTAGCTAGCCGCTTATCGGTGATATCTATAGTTTCTCCTCTATAGCAATGAGGTATTCTAACAGTCATATAGCTACCGTGATCTACTATAGCTTTACGTTTAAAAGGTACAATATTCATTTAGTACCTTCTACTACCATAAGATGGAACATACCATAACCTAGTAACAATAGTCCAGAAAAGATAAGCCAGGCATAATGCGCGGTATTCTCTTTAGGAGGATAGATTACTATTAAATCATCTACTTTAGATGCTTTAGTATTTTTAGGCACTAATAGCCTATTAGGTTTTTTAGAGTCTTTTCTTACTAGCATTAGCATCTCTTTATATAGTTCTCTATGTAATTTAGACTCAAACTTTCTTTTAGTATTCATTTTTGATCTCCCTTAGCTTTAAATACTTTAAGGCTACAATCAGGATAATTATCTGAATCTTTCTTATTTACATATACTATAAGCCTATCTCCAGCTTTAAGTTCTTGTAATTGCTTTACTTGCTCTTCTGTTAAACCTTTACTATGTGATAAAAAATCCTTTGTATATTTACTCTTCCAAAATCCTAAACTAATCATTTTATCTTTCCTTTCTCTTTTAATAGAGCTAGCATTTTAATTTGCGCTCCATATAGATAAATAATTTCTTCGCTATAGTTAGCTCTATTTCCAATAATTTTATAATTCTTTATCCAATATTCTAAATTATGCCCTTCACATCCTATTTTAAGATAGCCTTCATAATAAAATCCAAAGTGCTGTCCTAAATAAAATCCTATTACGCTTGTAAAAGACAAGTCAGCCCCAGTCAAGTTAGCCCCATACAAGTTAGCCCCAGACAAGTTAGCCTCAGACAAGTTAGCCTCAGACAAGTTAGCCCCATA